CTAGGCGACTTTATCTTTTAACTCTATATCAAGAATGACAGATTGAACATAGGAACTTAGCCAGAAACTCTTTCTTCCATCCTTATGCGGTTTCATGTAGCGACCGTCTCGAATTCTGGAATCCAGTGTCTCAGGTTCGATATTAAGCAATTTAGCAAACTCAATTCGACCAATCCGGCGTTCACTGCTCGCCTTGAGTGCTTTTCTAAGTTCCTGCATCTCGCTATGTATTGCCTGGAGCAACTCATATTCAGTATTAGTTTTCATAACACCTCACTTGAATCCACAAATTGAACAAAACACGTCACAATGAACCGTGAACTTTTTACAGATGAAACAGTATTCAGTCACTGTTGTCCTCCTTGAGTCTTTAAATATTCCGCTTTAGCAGCTGCCCAATGATCCGCATCATATGGATTTAAACCTTTTTTCTCACACCAGGTGGTACACCACAGAAATTGGGCATCATCGTATGGCGTAGGTTGAACAATTTGAATGCTCACTCAGTCACCTCAATACTTTTAAATAACGACTTCATCAGATCGTAAGTTTTAGGGGCAAAACGCTGTTTAACTTCTTCATTCAATAGAGTCTCAATTTCATCCCAGTGATCAACCAAAACAGCCCAATGTTTAGAGACTGCTTTCATCTGGCCAAGACGTGCACGAAACTCCGGTACTGCATTAAGCAAGCCTACACAGCGCTCAAAGTCGGCCGGATCATGTGGGTGAAAATTGGTTTCCCATGCTTTGCCCGCCACTGGACCATCATTCAGCAGTGTTGCCATCAGACACTTGCTTGACATACCTGTATTCGCATTAAGTAGCCAGTGCATAGATTTTTGAACTTCAGTCATATCAGCTTCCTTGCCCTTGAATTACATAACTACGAATCTGAGCCAAAACAGAATCAAGCTCTTTGATATTTATATTCTGGCTAAACATCTGACATAAGGCATGACCAGCCACGCTTCCCATAAAGTGCAATGCTTCAATTTCACTTTGATCGGCAATTTCATTTGCTGCTTGGTTGAAATAAGTATTGCTAAACGCTTTCGCTAACTCTGATCCGCTTTCAGCAATCAAGCCAACGGGTTCGATGTGGTTGATCACCAGCATAGGTTTATTAGTCATTGGCTTCATCCTCATTCCAGCAAATATCACTATCTTCACCACGTGCATCCATTTCACCGGTATTACCGCATCCTGTGCACTTCACTTCATCGCCATCATGAAACCAACCCTTTGTAGAAGCTTCGGCAGCTGTGGAGTAAATAATTGCTTCATGATGTCCGCACTTAAAGCAATCAGAAGCCCATTCAACTTTCAATTCTGTTATTTGTGGCTCCTGTGCCTTAACTGCCGCTTCAATAATCTTCCAACCATCAAGTCTTTCTAATCGACGAGAATCCATGCCACTTGCTTCGACCTGCTGTTCAACCATTCGTTCAATTGCAACAACGGTCTTAGTATCATCTTTGATTAAAATAAAACCTTCCGGCACCGCTTGGGCTTTGGCTGCTTGCAACTTTTTCCATAACTCATGTGTTTCTTCAGGGTAAACATCACGACGGCCAGACGCAGCCATTGGACTCACAATAAACTCATCCTGCATACGATCTATAGCTGATGCAGCACGTCCATAACCCCAATAAAGTTTTCGCTGAAGGTTTGAAACACTACCGCTTAAGCATTTTCTAACCACCGCAACCGCTTTTTGGTAATCTTCTTCTAAAATATCCATCACGCCACCTGTTTTAATTTTTGATACCGGGCTCGACTATATGCTCGGCATGCTGATACACATTGAGGACAACGGCAGCCAGTGTTATACATGCTCATCGTGCCGTGTTTACGTTGTCTTTTTTCTACCAGTCCACATACATACAACTTCTTCCAGTTGGTGTTCGCTGCACAACATTCATCGCAGCGACACCCTTGGTTTGTATATGTAGAGATTGTCCCGTGCTTCAACGAACCACCTCCATTTTGAGTTCCACCACATATGGATCTGGCAGTGGAGTTAGGAAGGTGACATTGTCCATTTTGAATACATGCTTCAGTACTTCTTCCAGCTGGCTTTCGGTAAGCTTTACAGTTTTAGTTTCAACCACACGATGCTCGATCCAGTTATCGAAAGGGGAAACAGCGGTCTTTGCTGGATCAGAAGTCTTTTCCATTCGTGGTTCTGCACGATTACGCTGAATATCCTGGACGTAAAAATAATGCTTATTATCTGCTTTGCCTTCTGACTTTAAGCAGCCTTGACTCTCAAGGGCATAACAAGCGTTATCAGCTTGGCGTTTAGTGATTGCAAGCGAGTCAGCAACCTTAAAAGTAGTCACACCATCGGATGAAAAAAAGCATTGGTTTTTAATAAACTCAAGAATTCGAACCTTTATGGGTTTACTTGTGTCATCTTTAGCTTTAGCTGGCTGTTGTTCTATCTTGAACGGTGTTCCTGGAATGATGTCGAGTAGATTGGTGGGTGTGATTTTGGCATCAAAGCCTTCTACGCCAACGACCTGAGGTGCCGGAGGAGTAGGGACATCATTCTTAACCGGGTTTTTAGCTACTTCTACGACCTTACCTGTATTTGCACTCACCACCAACTGAGTTTCTTTTTCAACTACTGGCTCAGCATGTGATTGATCGGCTTTCAGAGTGGTGTGATAGACACCTAAATCATCTAGGTGAATTTTTTCGTCTTGCACTAACACAGCAAGGCAATTTTTAACTGTCTTTAACGACATTTTAGAATTGTTAGCAATTTGCGCTGCAGATAAACCGAATGGATCATTGGTCAGTGTGTCGAGCACTTTGCCAAGGTTTTTATCCATCTTTAAGCTGTTGAGGTCTTTAATATTTGTCATGAGTAGAGTTCCGAATAATCAAATTAGTTCAACATGCCGTGATTTTTTAATTTTTTACGCAGCGTCCCACGGTTTAATCCAAGCATTTCAGCGGTAAGCGTCTGGTTACCACGTGCTTGAATCAGAGTAAGTTTCAACAAGTGGGCCTCCACCTGTTCAACTACAGCGCGAAAAGCGTCCCCTTTACTGATTTCAACGATGCGCTCAAGTTCTTCTTTGTTGATCGTCAATAAATTTTTCTGTGTCATGTGTGATACCCCTAAAATTATGCTGCAACGCGAATATGGATCTGGCTGTTCAGCTGATCTATAAAAGCTGAACCCTTTTTGAAATAAACTTTAAAAAACACCTGGTAACGCTTTTTACCTTCAGCATTTAGTTGTTCTGAAGATGTGATCGTGACTTGGCCACGAGTAGGGTGTACCAAGGTCACAATTTTTTTCTTTTTACAGGCACTCAAAATGCGGTAGTGATCATTGAGCAAGAATGCAAAAAACGCTTTCCGCAGTTTCGGGTGAATGGATCCCATCGGTTTGATGGGATCTGGTAAGTGGTTTAGGTAATTCATACCTTTGTGTTCAGTGCTTGCTGCTTGCATGAGTAGGTCTCAACCTGTGAATGTGTAACCAAGCTGATCCGCACGCGCTTTACACGTATTGAGAATCACTGGATAAAACTCTGTGTTTTGGAAAGTTTTTAAAGCGCCACTAAGAATATTTAGATCCTTGGTGTGAGGCAGAGACTTAAGTGCATCATCGAAAAGAGCCTTCATATCACCTGGTGCTTGTGCTTGCTGGTTTTGCTGAGTGGCCGCCTGGGCCTGCTCAGAGTTTTTAGTAATGATTTTTCGAATCCCTTCACAGGTTTCATCAAATTTCTGCTGTTGGACATCATGCAAACTATTCAGACCACGTTTGGCGCAGTACTTTTCAATATCGATTCCTGCTTGCTGCATTAAGTACTCAAGTTCTAAAAACTGATTACCATCGATACATGCATCACCGGAACCGGAAGTCAGCCATTGTTTTAGGGCTATACCATCAGCTTCAGACAACGGTCTTGGTTCAATAAATAAGCGTGTACGGTCTTTAGTGGCAATGGCTAAGTTTTCATGAGTGAGATCTAGAACTGTGGTGAACTCGTATTCAATACCTTCACGCTGTTCAGCCTTCATGCCTACCTTTTCAACTTTCTTTTTGCCACCATTGTTGGTTTGAACGGTTTCCATTTTTGAGCGCAGGGTCACAATGATATTGATGCTGGACTGCAACATCGCATCGATAAATTTACGGTGACGCGGTGTTACTTCGCTCCAGGCACCCCAACTGTTACCGCGGAATGTTGTGCTACCCAGCTTATCTACAATTTCCAAACAGCCACCGACACCAGACCATTCATGGGTAATGCTGTCTAGGATTAAAGTATCAAAGCCTGCTGCTTCAGCTGCCTTAATTGCATCAATGAACTTTTCAGGAGTGTAGGGTGGCTGTAGGTTCGCATGCTCAAATGGAACAAGGTCTTCATACAACTCAGCACTGCTATTTTCAGTATCTGCAACAGCAATACGACCACCAATACCTTTGGCCAACATCAAGGCACCATAAGTTTTTCCTGCACCAGTAGGACCAGAAACAGCTAAACGCAGCTTTGCATTTTTACGTTGGGCGGGTTTAAAAAATACGCTTGTCATGATTTTTCCCTCAAAAAACCAAAATACTTAGTGGGTACGATTGCGACGTGACCATGCACGATGCGCATCAGAACCATAAAAACCGGAGTCAATCAGAATCTGATTGGCTTTTACTCGGGCTGCACGTTTATTGCGTTGTTGAGCGTTCACAATAGGCTGGCGTGCTTGATTTAAAGCTTTTACAAGCCAGTCCTTTTGATTCGCCAGTTCAACTAGATCCAGGCTGCCGTCGGCTTTTTGTTTATGCACTTCAAAACCGGCGATATTGCCTTCCTTGTGTGCCTGAACACTGCTTTTACGCTTAAGGACATAAGTCACTGGGCGATCTGTACCTACACGGTAGCGTTCACAGTAGTAGGTTAGAAAATTCGGATCTTCCTGTTGGAAGCTGTCGATGTGTTCTGCAAATTTCATTTCGCTTCTCCTACAGCTTTGGCGATTGCCTCGGCTTGATACGCGGCTTCTTTGTCTGCTTGATGCACAAACATCAATGCAAGGCCACCAAATAAAACAACAAGAAGCAAAAGAGCAGAGAAGTTGCTAAACCAATGTGGTTTAACGGTTGGTACAGGGTGCTGGTACAAACGCTCAGAAGTCATGCTTGACTGGCCGAACTCTGGCAAGTTGCTTTGAATAGGGTTTTTGTTCATAATTGATCTCGCAAGTTGCAAGCCCCGTAGTTGTCCAGACCGCCGGGGCTTTTTTTGTGTTTACGAGATTTAGTTTAGTAAACTGAACAGATAGAGTCAATCACTTTGTTTAGTAAAATAAACTTTTTTAAAACTTAGATTTGAGTTATGTTTTAATAGACAAAAGAAAACCCACACAGGGTGGGTTGGGGGTTGCTAATCATAGCCTTAAGAAATCTTAAAAATTCTCATTTTATTGATAGAACAATAATAGACTTCTTGCGTTAGTCAAAATTTAAACAGCCCAAAGCTACATTTTATAAGGTTTTAGCCAATTCAAAAATTAGGTAAAACGATACTTTCGCAAGAGGTCTAATATAATTCATAAAATTCTGACTTACGCAGAGTGTATAAATAACTTTCAGTTTTTTATATTAAATACAAGTAAAATTTTCTAAAAATAATATATTTACTGTTAGGCAGGAATTTAAAAAATTATAGTAAAAATATATACTAAACATAATTAAAATTGAAAAAATAATGCTTAGTTTTACTATAAGAATATTTCGAATTTGTTTTTTATATCTTTTATTTAAAATAATAAAGTTTCCCGTTATTTCTTTTTTGTCTGAAAAAAGTGGATCATTAGAAAAAGTCTCTTCCTGTGCATTAATTTCATATTTAATATTGTCTAATGTATCCTTTTGATTTTCACACATAAACAATACGGCAATAGCAAAAAATATAGCGCCCATCAAAATGATTGAGTTTGCCAAAAAAGAGAAATCTTTTCCTGTTTTTAAACTACTAGCAACCACTATTAAGGATGCAGGTATAGTAATAATTTGCATTTGAATATCAGTAAAAGCTTTATTTAATCTAGTTATAGATTCGGTTCTGAATTTCTCCACCTCTTTCTTTATTTTTTCAAAAGTAAATTCAGATAGATACATATTATAATTATTGTTAATTACCTCAAAAATATTATCAAAATTAGCTGTAATATTATTAATTGATATTTTTTTATCATGATTAAAGTAATTAATTAGACTATCAGAAATAATCTGCTTAATAGGATCTTTGTGAATTTCAATTTCATAGAAATTCAACCTGAAAGCATCTAGTTTTGCGATTTTTATATCACAAGTTGTAGATAAATTATTAACTACCTCAAGCCTTCTTTTTCCCAGAAAAAATAAACTCTCCTCATCTAGAATAGATTTAGAGATATGATCAGAGTTAATTTTTAATAGATTATATAATTCCACACAATCAATATATTTTTTTATATTTTCATTTTTTTTATTATTAGATGATTTCGGAATATAAATAAAATCTTCATTTTTGAAATATATGATTTGATCAGGAAGAGATGATCTAAATAATGGCTGTTCTCTAAGTAATATTTCTAAAGATTCATAATAGAAAGATGGAAAATCAATAATAATCTGACCATCATCACAATCAAAATCTGGAATAAAAGGATCTAATAAGCCAAGTTTATTTACCAACTCATCAAGTATTTCTTGTACGCGTGCAAAATCACAAGGCTGGATAGTGCCTTCGATACTTCTTCTTCCAGTTGAATTTGCATCTTGAATGAAAGAAGTTAACTCAACATACTTTTGTACAAGTTCAAAAGTGATTTCATTGGTCATGAGTGATTTTCTATTCTGGTTTTCCAATTGCCTGTGGTGTAGCTCTATGAATTTCTTCAATAATATGCTGAGGTACTGATTTAAGAATCAAGTAGCCCTCTTTATTTAGAAATACTGTTTCATTAAGATCATTATATGTGAAGCTAATCTTTACATTACCATTAGTGTAACCGATTCTTTTGAATTTTTTATAACTCGTTGGGTTTGGTTTAAATGTATAGTCAATGTCTATCTGTTTTTCTTTTAAGTAATCTGTAAACTCAGTGGGGGCAACAGCGTTAACAGTGTTGGCAATAGTATCTAAATCAACCTCCTCACCGAGCTTATGTTGTTTTTCAAAATATAAAAAAAGAGAATCTCGTATGGCTTCCTTTTGCGATGGTTCTAGATTCTTTGATTCCATATAATTAAATACAGTATCCACAAGATTTTTTGTATTCTGTTTACTTGTTATGTATCCATCACATGAAAGTGCAAATCTAAAATACTCAGTAACATCTTCATCCTGCGTTTTTTTCCCTTTCATAAAAGAAAGGCAATTTTTATTACTTTCTTCGCTTTTTACTAAGTTGGACTTCCATTTTTCTACATCAATACGTGCTGATTCATTTAACTTTTCAATATTTAGATATTGTCTTTTTTCAAGAGTTAAAAGTTTCGTTAAGCCATAACCTTCATCATTTTTTAACATGACAATTAATAACCAGTCTTTTTGAGAGTCCTCATAATTTAAAAGCAAAACAAAACCGCCATTTGCCAAGAAACTTTTAGAAAGCTCTTTCTCAATCAGACCGCAAACATTCTCAGTAAACTCCATAAATTCAATCGGTTTTTCACTAAAGAACCCCTGTAAAACATTCTGAAAATCTGAACCATGCTTTATATTTCCATGCATAGGATTATGGTCACGATATGATTTTAATATATCCTGGCATAAGTCTATAACAATTGGATCATCAGGTTGTAATAGCTCCTTTGCATATTCCGGCTTTACACTAGCTGGTCCCTTACTTTTTTGTTCCTTTAAAATATGATGAAATACCACATTCTTAATTTTCATGGATTTCCCCCCTTAAAATAATTAAATTTAAATATTAAAAAATATAGTGCGTATTAGTAGCTCAATCTAGTCACTTGCAACTTACCTTTTAAAAATCTCAGCACAATACAGTGACCTTACCCTAGCTGCATATAGCGGTTTTTATTACCAACTTTCTAGACTAGATATTTGCCAAACCCAGCCAATAATCTCCAACTGCTGATCAACTATTTCTTGAGCACTTAAATGCATTTCCGGGAACTCTATAGAATTATCGGAAACAATTCGCACACCACCCAAAGGCAGGTTGTATAGTCGTTTGCAGTAGAACAATCCACCAAGACAAATAGCGAAAATTTTCCCGTCTTTAATATTTTTTCTTCCTAGATCAACATGAATTGTATCGCCATCCTTAATAGTTGGACTCATTGAGTCCCCGATAGCTGTCGCTGCCACAGCATTCTCTTTTGCAATAGATAGGTTTCGCAATGTTGCTTTGGACATTCGTAATTTGCGAGTCTCATTAGCTATAGCCTCGCCAATAGAACCACCACCACAAGCAAAAGAAAAATCTTTAAAGAAAGGTATCTCAATCTCATCATCATCAAGCGGAGTAGTGCTATCCCACGGTTCGACTTGTGTAAATTCAGGCGTTGAATTTCCAGTTAAAAGCCAGCTAGAGGTAGTTTTTAGTGTTTGAGCTAATTGAATCAATCTCTTTCCAGTAGGGTTATTCACTCCATTAATCCAATTGGTCACAGTCCCTTTGCTTGCTCCAGTGGCAGCAACCAAATCCTTATGTTGCAGACCTAGTTCCTTCATGCGCTGGCTAATTCTGTCTGATGTAGTTTGCATAATAGTGAAACCTTGTATTTGTTTAAAATACTAAACAAAAAAATTGACATATTCCTAAACTTATCGTTCAATAAACTAAACATAGTGGTTTAGGTAAATAAACATGACCGTAGACGACTTACGAGCTTTCTATAAAGCTAAAAGTGACGCTGATCTTGCTCGGATTCTTGGTCGGGATCGATCTGTAATTAATTATTGGCGAAAAGGCATTCCATTAAGTACCCAGGCGGTTTTTGAGATCTCAACCAAAGGGAAGCTAAAAGCCAAACTTGGAAAGCTAAGCGCATAGGTAGGTTCTTGAAAATGGGAGTAGATGATTTGAAGAAAGCAATTGAAAAGGAATATTCGGGCGGTAAGTACACTGTTCCGAAAACAATTAAATTTACACATGAAATGCTTGATGCAATTTCCCTTGCCAGTGAAAACAATGACTAGACAACGACGACCTAAAAAAGATGCATCCATCACTATGCATATGCCACAAGCCATTAAAGACCAGTTAGCTGGTTTAGCTGAAGTGCAACGCGCTGGGCAGGGTGCTAGTGAATATATTTTTGAAACTTTAATCATGCCTCATCTCGATCAGTTAAGAGCTGAGACCAAGATTAAACAAAGGATATTTGGTTTAACAGGGAACGATAAGAACTATGAGCACCGCTCAGATTTATCAGATCGGAATGACCCAATAGGCAAAGAAAAAGCCTGATGTATCAGATCAGGCTTTCTAAGTGTTTCAATCTCAGGAGATTCAAACAATGAATTCAATCATACAAATTCAGCCTAATAATATCACACAGCAAGTCACCATGTCATCACCGGAACTTGTTGAATTTATTAACAATCACCGTAAAGAAGTTGCAACTGTAGAAAACCATATATTGAACTTCGTCATGACCACTTTATGGCAAAAGTACCTAAAGTTTTAGGTGAAAAAGTAGCTCCCAATTTTTTGGGAACTGCTAATTACACCAACGGCACTGGTGGAACTGTTCAGCGTCAAATCTACCGCTTTCCAAAACGCGAATCTTGCCTTTTGGCCATGTCATACAGTTATGAGTTACAGGCTCAAGTCTTTGACCGCATGACAGCTATGGAAGAAGAGCTGAAAAAACCTAATACATTACTTCCAGACTTCACTGATCCCGCTGCTGCAGCACGTGCCTGGGCCGAACAATTTGAAGCCAAGCAACTGGCACAACAGCAAATTGCCGAGTTAGCACCTAAGGCTGAAGCACTCGACACGATTGCGGATACTGCCAATACCTACTGTTTACGGGACTGTGCAAAAACTATCGGTATCCGTGAATCCGATCTAATCAAACTTCTGATAGACAAAAAATGGATCTATCGAGATGCGGATCGCAAGCTGCAGCCGCATGCTCAATACGTTTTGAACAAGGTATTCACCAACCGTACGTCACCAGTGATCGTGAATCGCAATGATGGGAAAGAACGCGTTTTCTTACATATGCGCGTTACTGCATTTGGTCTGACCCGAATTACTGGGTTAGTCAACAAAAATAGAAAGGTAGCGGCATGACCTCAGAATATTTAGACGTTCCTAATCTCAAGGCTCGGATTGAACAACGCGAGTTTGAATTAGGGCTGGCACCAGATGATACCTACGTGAAAACGGGGACTACCATCATTGAGGCTATTGATGATCTGGTGGATGAGTTATTTGGTGAGGATGGTGAAGCATGAGCTTAGATGCAACAACCTGGGCATGGAAAGTGCGCCAGAAACAAAAGCCTGGCGGAAGTACTAAACCTCTTAAGCGTTTAGTACTTCTGTCACTGGCTGACCGAGCAGGTGAAGATCACTGTGCTTATCCGAGTATTGCACGTCTGGTGGAAGACACCGAGATGGATCGTAAGACTGTGCTCAAGATTATTGATGAGCTGATTCAGGATGGATTAATCGAAGATACGGGTGAAAGAAAGGGCAGAACAAAGCAGGTCAAAGTCTATCGTTTGATCGGTGTAATTGGCCGTGAAACAGTCCCAACAATGGAATCCTTTGACGCTGAAAACGAGGATTTAAAAGGTCCCAATATTGGAACAGTCCCAACAACGGAACAGTTCCAACGTTCCGTGGAAAGAGTCCCAACGTTCCGTGGAAAGAGTCCCAACGTTGGGACACGGAATCTTTCAAAGAATCTATCAATAGAATCTAAAAATAAAAAATCATGGTTTTGTTTTAACAAACTTCGTGAAGAAATATTTTTGACCGATGACAGTATCGATTTTGAAATCATCGTGGATTCGAAATGGATTGAACGTGAAAAACGTGCCTTTGAAGTTTACAACGCTGAAAAACCAATGAGCGATGAGCTGATGATTTATCACTTCGCTGACTGGGTGATCAACGCATACCGAAATAAATATTCAAAAGAAACTTCTGTAAAACCTGCAGGTGCATCTCATAAGACTGATCAGCTTTCTGAAAAACAGATTTTTACTTTTTCACAAAAGCTTTCTCAGCATCCTGAATTTGCCAGCAAGTTCAGTGAACCAGGGGAATCCTACGAAAAACTTGCTGCCCGTATCGCTGTGAAACTGAAAAATCCGGCCCAGGCCAAGAAGTGGGAAAGCTATTTAAAACAGGTTGGATTTAATGGGGATTTACCTGATATCGCTGCATAACACAGACAGGTTCAGGATCTCTATCAAAATTAATTAAGCATCTTCGAGGGGAATTGAGATGACTTTACAGCACATAGAAGCACAAAAAGCGGCACGTTATGTAGGGAATTATTCAGAGAAGCAGGCGCAACGTCGTGCACTGGATGAAATGCTAAAGGGGTACAAGGGGAAGATCACTGAACTACCAGGGCCAAACTTTAAACCACGTCCTGTTCACCATCACTGTGAAGATCCAAATGAGTTTTGCGGTCTGATCAAATTAAGCCGAATCAAGAACTGGTTCAATGCCGGTACTAAAAACCTGTCACGTCGCAAAATGATTTTAAAGTTTGTGGATATGACTGAAGACCAGGTGCTGTATATCACCCTGCCATCCAATGAGCAGAGCCTAAGTAACCGTGAGTACCGCAATATTATGAATGCCATGCCAATGGTTGAAGCAGAAGAACAGCGTTTGTTAGCTGATATGACCAGACCTTTGCTGGATCGTCAGCCTGCTGTTCACCAGTCAGTTTTTGATTTTGGGGATGTGTCGTGAAAAATAGATTCTATCTGGCATGCTTTCGAGACAACGTAGGCTCAAGTGTTAGTTTTCAACGTAAAGAATTTAAGGGGTATCACACTGATATCGATCAGGCCCATCAATGCACACTTGAGGAAGCACAAGGGGAATTTAATCATGCTCGAGAGTATGACTTGCCGTTATCCGCTGATCATGTCGATGCGTTAGCAGTCTGGAAGGTTGATCATCAGTACATTCCATGTGAAACCCAGCCATTCACAGATATTCACAACACATATGTGGCTTTTGAAAAAGGTATCTGGGATGGAAATGATGTGTATTGGTTGATTTCAGAGAATCAAAACACTTCTACTGACTTTGACCAAGCCTATGTTATGGGGGTAGAGAAAGCGAAAAAATTAAGCTCTCGTTTTGTTGTGATCCCTTTTGATTTAGCAAGCAAAGCTAAACGCAGAACTTTTGATTTTAGAAAAGTAGATAAGCGCACGATGGTTCAAGGTGCAGGATTAATAACGCCTAAACACCTAAAAAAAGTAAGTCGGAGAAATCCAAATCCAATGACACGCTTCAACTGCCCTGAATGCGGAAAGATCAACTGGCAGCACAATCCATATGATTTTTAGGGATGCAATCACTGCTGTGATGGCTGGAGCGGTGCTGCATGAAAGATCTAAACAAGACACTGCTGTTTATTTTTATGGCAATCGGGGCCGGAATTTTGAAATTAGGGGGAGTGGAATAAGCATGAATAACGATTCCAATATTGCCCGAGCTATGTGCCTGGTACCACATCACATGATGCTGGCTTTCATGCAGGGCAATCACAATAAAATTATCGACGATAGTAACTATTGGAACCTTCTGGGTACTGCATGGAAAGCTGGTGGTTGTTTTAAAGATCAAAACGACTGGATGGTGATGTTTCGCAGTAAACGCAGAAACCGTCAGAAGATTATGAAAACCAGCGAACGTCGTGAGTTTGCACGTTTACCTAAAAAATTGAAGGCGTACCGGGCCTATGCGGATCCAATTGAAATTGAGCAGTCAATTTGCTGGAGCCTGGATAAAAAGTTTGTTGAGCAATATGCCAAGGCGAAAGACCTGCAGATTGCAGAATGCACGTTTAACCGTACTGACGTGTTTGCTTATTTTAACCGTCGTCAGGAGTCTGAAATTCTGGTGTGGCGAGATGTTGGGTAAATCGTCGTGACTTATATCAAATTTTATTTATCAAAATTTCAATCAAGTATTACAGGGTGATTACCGCATGAGTTTAGGCCAAGACACATTTATGCCACGCGTTGAGCTAGTCGTTCACAAATTTACGAATCCTGAGTTGAAGCAGACACAGCGCGAGTACTGGGAAAAGGAAGTCGCAAAGTTTAAGAAACAGGGCAATGAGATTACCCAGATCCCAAGAGGGCAAAGCGGTTATAAACCAGCGGAAATGGAATATGCCAGCAAAGGCAGACAAAGCAAAGGTGGAGCACGGCAGTCTACTACGGTTTATAGAACACATGAGGCAGATACCTATGAAGGTAAGCCATGTAAAAAATGTGGTTTAAAACTGCGTTACGTTTCAAATAGTGCTTGTGTGGATTGTGCGAAATCGAGAAAGAAAAATGGCCAAGCTAAAAGTTCGTAAGAAGAAATTCAATCCAAACCGGGTGTCTCCGGCGGCGACCAGACAATACCAACACGACGCATCATTGCGTCGTGACATGGCCCAAAAGTTCCCAATGGAAATGGAATATGTTGGCCATCATGTGCATGAGTACATTGAACGCAAGAAATTAGATGAAAAAGAATTATTTGATCTTTTTTCAGACAGCAAGACGTTACCGTTCCATATAGCGTTAGGGGCATACGATTGGCAGAACATGGGTATCGTTCTGGTACTCGATCATATCAAGCCATGTGAGTGGTTCATTCATACCAATATTCACCTGATGAATATTCATGAGGAAGAAACCAACATGGTCACCGTACCTTATGAGCAACGAGTTCCAGAGATGCATCACTGTGAACTTTGGCAAGGTAAGGCAGATGCCAAGGTGGATCTGGGTATGGGTTTAAAGAAGGTCGGCTGGAAAGGTCTAAAGCAAGAGTTAGCCGATGCGATTGATGCCCGAAAGGATATACCTGATGGTCATGCCATCGAATGTATGCAGATTTATATCAGTGCTGATGTCGAGTTTAAGAGTCTTGCGGCTTACAAGGAATATCTGGCCGTAACTTCATGGCTAAAACAGGGTACAGCAGTAGCAGAAAGAAATCTGCGATCTTTATGGGTACAAGAGCAGTACTCAGCACAACTAAATGGACAGGGTTATGGGGTAGAACATGCGGTTTGAAAACACTGATGACTTGCATACCAGTTTTCAGGAATGGATCAAAGTACAGGACTTTTATCCAACCTTACTGGCCAATCGTGGGACGGCATTATTTTTACGTGACGGCGATGAATACCGCTATATGCCGATTCGAGTTGGCTTTAAGGCTTATCAAATGATTCAGGATAATCGGGGAACAATATGATGTTAAAACCAAATACTTTACACCTGGCATTGGCCAGTGCGGGGATGTATTTCAACTTTGAACGTCGTGTTATGACGACCTTCAAGCCAAATATGAAAAAAGCAGTTACTGGCTTACCAGAGGTTAAAACTTTGGATGAGCTTATGGCTGAAAATACCGGGCTGTTGTGTGCCTGTGACCTGGCTGCTGAATAAATAGCCTATGTCAGCGGTATTGACTGATCAGGAACTTCGGAAAGCAGGCTTGGGGCACTTGTGCTCACAGTCTGTACCCGATCCGAAAAAGAAAACCCCAAAATACAACAACATTAAGACCGAAAAAGACGGGCTTAAGTTTGATTCAAAAAAAGAGGAACGTCGGTACACCACTTTAAAAGCCATGGAACGGAATGGAATCATTCAGGACTTAAAGATGCAGGTCCCATTCGTACTGGCACCTAAGGTGAGATTCAGCACTGAATCACGGGCTAAACCAGAGCTACGCTACGTTGCAGACTTTGTTTATATGCGTAATGGCCAACAGATTGTGGAAGATGTTAAGAGTGAAGCAACACGTAAAAAAGACACTTATCGTATTAAAAAGCACTTGATGATGTCGGTGCATGGCATAGAGATTATTGAGGTTTAAGGGGTAGACATGGCTGAGCGCAAGAGACATACGGACGCAGAGCAGAACGATGAGAAAAAGTCATCAACTATCATGATTTTTGAAGCATGTGTGGATCTGCATAACCAGGGTCAGATTATTACACGTGAAACTTTGCAGATTGCATTGCCACATCTTACCCGAGGACAGATCGACGATCGCTTAAGTTATCTGGTTGATACAAATCAGGTGAACCGCGTAGAACGTGGTGTTTATATGCCGGTGCAGCAGCATCGTCCTGCACGCATGATTACCAAAACAGTGCTTAATGACGGTACGGTAAAGATTGAGATCGGTGATGATATTGTGCTGACCTTAACACCTAAAGAAGCACGGGATTTTGGCTGTTTAATGGTGAGTGATGCCATGCAGTACAGCAATATCGAGATGGGGCGTAGCATGAACTATGTCACCAACAATATTGCCACTCAGGTAAGCAAATTGGCTCGCAGTATTGAGCGGATCCATGAAGATAAAATTCAAGGAGGCTTGTTTGATGAAAGTGGTCCATAACGGAATGGGACACTCGGCACTCTAATCAGATTGAAAAGATAGTTGCTGGGAAACAAGATGATCTTCTCAACGAGAAAAGTATAATTTTGATAAAAAACATATTTGTAATTGCTAACGACAAATATGGGTCGTATATATTTTGAAGGAAGCCCCTTTGCAGTAATGAATTCTAATGTCGAATGCATTAATGAGAAGGGGGTCGTGTTTATCTGAGCGCAAGTTATAAATCTCAACATTCATGATTGTACAATTCATTTGTAATTCATATTTTTGAATATATTGAGTAACAAAAAAATAAATCTCTCTCGTACAATGCATCATGCGAAGCATATGTTCGGAAGCTAGAGACGATAATGAATAATTCTTTTCCTTTTTCTTTTGAGATGATCCAACAGTTACGGGGCCAAATTTTGCAGGCATATATACGGATCCATCATCTAGTGTTACACCAAAAGCATATCCATTGTTTCGTAAATTTTTTATATCTTCTTCATTAGATATCTTGGGAGATATATCCTTCAAAGTCGTTATCTTATTTTTACTTATAAAATGTGGTCTCTCTCTATGAAGTATTTCCAATACGCTTTTATTCGACCATGTATAAGGGAAATCCTTACCATGTGGTTTGGTTTCAATAAAAAATATTTCATCCTCAGTCACAAATGCTAATGCAACTGGTCCAGTACGCTGAATATATTTACCATCTAATCCTTTACCAAGATGAAAATGTACACAGCCATAATCATCTAAAAAACGATCAGAAAACATTAGGTTATTAACCCCTTTACTGAGATAGATATTAACATCTTCACCGTTTTCAATTCTTTGAACTAAATTTTCATATCCAATTAAATGCTCGTCAGGAACATTAAAGTTTTTTGATGTGGTAACTGATCTAGGTTTTTTTTTAATTAATTTGCTTAAGTAGTTGCTTAATTGCATATATGCGGGAGCTTTGGGATCAAATTTAAGTTTGCGTGCCTTAATTTCATTTACTGCAAAAGAGTCAATAGCCCGGCTGACTGAATCATATGAAAATTCTTTTCTCATTTCTTAAACGATTTTATTAAATATGTGAAAACATATTACATACTTTATTTTAGATGTAAATCTGATCGTGGAACATCTAAATTACAGGACGCACTGCGTAAAACTGTAGGGTTCGACAGTACGCACTGCGCACTCCCATCATCACCTTGTAAGCAAAGGTGGTGTGATGTCAGAGAAGAAAACAGCTCCTGATTGGGAACGTATTGAAATCGAATATCGTGCAGGTGTGCAGTCTATAAGACAGATAGCACAAGCCTTTGGCGTATCTGACGGTGCTATTCGCAAGCGTGCAAAAACACAAGAATGGACCCGCGATTTAAACGGCAAGATCAAAGCAAAAGCCGAAGCAATAGTACGCACTGAAGTGGTACGCACTGAGGTACGCAACTCACCTGAATATAAGGCCACTGAAAAAGAGACCATTGATGCCAATGCCAATCTGATCGCCAGCATCCAGATCAATCAGCGTAAAGATATCCAGCGTGCCCGAAATTTATGTATGGGCCTGTTTGATGAACTTGAACACATGATCGGACTGGACAACATTGCACTACTCGATGACTTCGGCGATGTCATGCGCAAGGAAGATGACAAAGGCCAGGACAAACTGAATGACCTGTACATGAAGATCATCCAGCTGCCGAACCGCGTGAAGTCAATGAAGGATCTGGGCGACACGCTCAAGACTTTGGTTGGTCTGGAAGTACAAGCTTATGGCCTGGATAAAAAACAAGAAGAAAAAGCTGATGACCTGACTGCATTGATCAATCGAATTGCACAAAGCAACTCATCCACATTCCAGCCTGTAGCACATGACCCTGAGTTCGATAATGAAAATGGGGACGCTACGTGAATAAGACGACCAACGACCCACATCAAAATCATTTCATGCATGTACGTGCAATAAAAGCGCACCATAGTTGTGCGAAAGTGGTGATTATATGATGTATAACACCAACTTAGCCGAATTACCCACAAATAAAGAAGAGCTGGAAAGATGCCTTGCTGACCCGCAATGGCGTATTTTTTCAGGCTGCCTATACAAGATCAAAATTAAGGGTGATGACTTCAAGGATGACTTGGGAAATGTCATTGAAGCCGATACTTTTGAACTGCCATTTAAACCGAACGCTGCACAGATTAAATTTTTAAACCGGCTGTGGCACCGCAATATTATTTTAAAAGCACGTCAGCTCGGTTTTACTACACTGATCTGTATCTTGTGGCTGGATCATGCACTGTTCAATGCTAACCAGAACTGCGCCATTATCGCTCAGGACTTGCCGACGGTTTTCAGTATCTTCAAGGACAAGATCAAGTTTGCCTATGACAACCTCCCAGATGAAATCAGAGCACGCTTTCCTTTAAAAGCCTATAACAAGTCAGAAATTGAGTTTGGCCACAATGGATCAAGCATCCGTGTAGCGACATCATTCCGTTCCGGTACCATCCACCGCATGCTGATTTCCGAGTTTGGTAAGATCTGTGCGAGTGATCCGGCCAAAGATGATGAGGTTATTACCGGTTCGATCCCAACTGTACCGACCAACGGTGTGCTGGTAATCGAATCCACGGCGGAAGGGCGTAATGGTTCATTCTATGCAATGGTTCAGGCAGCACAGACCAACTACTTGCTGCGCAAAGTCCTTACTTCCAAAGACTATCGATTCCATTTCTATGCCTGGTGGCAAGAGCCGAAGTACCGAATTGATTCTACTCAAGTCACTATTTCAGCCAGAGATCATGAAGAGCTGGATGAAGTTGAGCTGATCGTACGCCAGAAAATGGGGATCAAGATGCGTCTCGATCCTGATCAGCGTGCCTGGTATGTGCTGACACGGGACAACGACCTTCGCGGTGATAGTGCCAAGATGTGGCAGGAATATCCATCATTCCCTGATGAAGCATTTCAGGTGGCCAAAGATGGTAACTACTATGCCAGGGATATGCTGGCATTGCGTAAACGTGGCGGTATTGGTCAGATCGAAGTATTGGATGTACCGACTTATACCTATTGGGATATTGGGAATCATGACGGCTGTGCAATCTGGTACCAGCAGATCATGAATGGCCAAGACCGTTTTATTCGCTACTACGAGAAACATGGCCAAGATCTAAGACACTATGTAGCAGAGATCAAATCACACGATTACATCTACCACACCCACTTCCTGCCACATGATGCAGCACACCAGCGCCTAGGTGACTTTAACAAGTCTGTTATGGAGCAGCTGGAGGAACTATTACCAGGACATAACTTTGTCATTGTGCCGCGTATTACTCAGCTGATCCACGGTATTCAGTCCACACGTAAGCATCTAAAGAATGCCTGGTTCGATAAAGACGGCTGCAAATTAGGTATTGAGCGTATCGAAGGCTATCAGAAGAAATTCTCCAAGGCAGATAAATGCTTTATTGATCAGCCTAACAAGGCCAATGGCTGCTCTGAAGGTGCCGATGCTTTGCGTCAATGGGCACAGGCCAAGGATGCAGGTCTGATTGAAGATGTGGCAGATATGACGAGCCGTGTAGGGTTCGCAGAAGATGAGCCAAAACGCCAAGATAACTATAACGATGAGCCAGTCGACTGGCGACTAATGTAGAACAGGTAGCAGCATGCAGAATGATGAAAACTCAGTGACTGATACGCCAGATGTTATAGATGAAATGGCATTGAACCTTCAGGAGCTCAATGAGATCCATGACGAGATAGAGCAGCAACCACACTGGCGTACGACTGCAGATAAAGAAATGGACTATGCCGACGGCAACCAGCTGGACAGTGAATTACTGACCCGGATGAAGCTGATCGGCATTCCTCCTGCCATTGAGAATATGATTGGTCCTGCATTGCGTGCCATTGAAGGTCATGAGCTGGAAACACGGACAGACTGGCGTGTCACACCGAACGGTGAACCTGGTGGACAAGATGTTGCAGATGCACTGAACTATAAGTTGAATCAGGCAGAGCGATTATCCAAGGCAGATAAGGCCTGTAGTGATGCATTCCGGCCTATGATCGGTTGTGGTATCGGCTGGGTCGAAGTCAAACGTGAAGCAGATCCGCTCAAGTATCCATATCGCTGTGTTGCAGTGAACCGTAATGAAATCCATTGGGATATGAAAGCCCAGGAAGATGACCTAAGTGATGCACGATGGTTGCGCCGTAATCGCTGGGTACATCCGCAGCGTCTTAAGATTGCATTCCCTCAGCATAAAGAGCTGATAGAGACAATTGGCCGACATGGTGCTTTGTGGTGGCAGCATGACAGCATGATCGATGGTGGTAACTCTACCGGTCTGCGTAATGCCTGGGGTGATGCTCAGGCCTGGTCTAAGACCGAACGTTTCTGGTTCGATCAGACCTCTAAAGAGATTAATGTCTCAGAAGTGTGGTATCGCCGTTGGGTAGAACTGACCATGTTGCGCTTTGAAGATGGTCGGATCGTTGAGTTTGACGAAAGCAATCCAGCACATATTTATGCTGCAGCAAATGGTTATGCGATTCCTGAGCGTGCACCGGTGGCTAAAATGCGTCGTAGCTATTGGATAGGACCACATTGCCTATACGATGGGCCTACACCATATCCGCATGAGAGTTTCCCCTATGTGCCGTTTATAGGATTCCGTGAGGACAATACCGGTATTCCATACGGCTTTGTACGAGATATGAAGTACAGCCAAGACCTGATCAATTCAACCCAAGCTAAATTGCGCTGGGGTTTAAGTTCAGTACGTGTGACCACAACACGTGGTGCATCTCAGATGACACGTGGCCAGATCATGCAGCAGATTGCACGTCCAGATGCATACATTGAGCTGAATCAGCAGCACATGGCCAAGACTGGGGCAAAGTTTGAAGTTGAACGTGACTTTGAGTTAAATCAACACCAATTTAAGTTGCTTGAGGATAGCCGGATCTCGATTGAACGTACCAGTAGTATTACTTCAGGCTTTCAGGGCCGTCAGGGTACAGCAACCAGTGGACGGCAAGAGCAGCTGCAGATTGACCAGTCGAATCAGGCATTGCGTAAGATCATGGATCATTTTAAGGAATCTCGAACCCTGGTCGGTGAGTTATTACTTTCTATGATTGTAGAAGACTTAGGCAGCAAAGAAGAAGTGGTGGTGATCGAAGGTGATGCGATTACTGCAGAGCGTCGTGTGCATATCAATAAGCCTGAGACGGATCCAATGGGTTATACCTACCTGTCCAATGATGTACAGCGTACCCGGATTAAAGTCATTCTTGAGGATGTACCAAGTACCAGCGGATTCCGTGCACAGCAGCTTGCAGCCTTGTCTGAAGTTACTAAGTCACTACCACCGAATATCCAGCAGACGATTCTGCCATACCTTATTGCGCTTACAGATACACCATTCAAGCGTGACATTATCCAGAGCATTCGTGATGCAGTGGATGCACCGACACCTGAGGAAGTGGAACAACGTATTAAGGATGCAGTGGCTCAAGCTCTGAAAGAATCTGGCAATGAGATCAAGCTACAAGAACTGCGCTTGAAAGAGCGTAAGACAGAGAGTGATATCAAGTTGGTGGATGCTAAAGCTGTACAGACAGGCGTTCAGTCACAATACAGTGCAGTTCAAGGAGCAGTACAAGTAGCTCAGGTACCACAAGCTGCACCAATTGCCGATATTATTATGCAGGGTGCTGGGTATCAGCGACCTAATCCAATGGGTGATGATCCGAACTTACCTATCCCTGGTGAAGTAGCAGCACGTGATATCCGTTCACCATATCTGGAAGGGGAAGGTGCTCAGATCGGGAGTGAAGGTATTGCCGAGATGCAAGTACAGCAGAATACATCACCAATGAACCCACCGGTACCGCAGCAGCCATCTACTGGGTTGCAAGGAATTGAGACGGCGCGGACCAGTGATAATCTTGGTTAAAAGATAGCACAGCTGAAGGATGAGCCTGCTTCAGCTGTAAATCCCGTTTATTTGTTAAGCTGTTTTGTCAGCTTATAAATCTTCCAAACTCTGATGCAAATTGATGCTATCGCTTTAACAGTCATAGTATGGGGATCTACCACAGCGCACAAATCAATAATCAGATTACTGACATGCCACAAGAGGAGTAAAAATTTCAAAAGAAATTACCTATAACAGGTTTTACTCAATATTGTGTATTAGCCTCCGCTGTGACCTCCGCCTGAAGACTTCGGCGCCAACTGTTTATTTCTAGGTTCCATGTCGGCGAAGTCATTTTATATGGCAACAATATAAATGCAAGAATATTTCATAATACTAAAGTATTAAATTTATTGTACTTTTCATTGAAATTGTGAATTTACACCATATATTGATTTTTTAATTTTGATAAAAGGTTATACATGAAAACTTTCGAAGAGTTTCTGGCAGAACAAATAGATGAACCAGAATATTTTTTAATTGAGGTTCCTGAACAGATTCTGAAAACACTTAGTATTGCTTTAGAAAGCCAATGGCAACCATATGACAATAAATGGAGTTATAGAGTCGATCCAGCCGATCCAAGCTTACCTTTACAAAGACATGTGCATATAGCCCAAAAAAAGCATACTTCTAGTAAAACCAAACAAGTTTCATGGAATAAGGATGGAACTAGACATGACAAAAAATCTTTCAATGACACCGTCGGGCAAACTAAAAAAGTGAGAGAAATTGCAAAAAAAGTTTTAGGTTTATCTTCCTCAATTAACCTCGAAAGCATTGAAAATACGACAGAAGACAAATTATTACTCGAGTGCTTAATTGATGATCAAGAAATCAAAATATTACTTATTCAGTAAGTTTAATTGAATACCATCTAACCGCCTTCTTTTTGTACAGCATAACGTAAACCGCCACAGCATCATCATCCTCATAGTCTTTGAGATGATGATGCACATGAAAAAAATAATTCTTCTGATCCTTCTCAGTTTGCTGATCTTTTCATTAATTCTCTATCGAGTGGAACGCCTTGGTCTTGCTGCGGTCGTCATCTCTTTGACGGTATGCGCACTGATTATTATGGCTGCGTCGTACCTGATGGAACATGCATATATCAAAGACATCAATTCTAAAGATCGCCATAAATAACCCACCAGGAGACATTCATGTCACATACAGATGAACAGATGGAGCAAGAGATTCAAAATAAAGGTTTGGAAGCTCCACGAGTTACACTTAATCAGATCAAAGAGATAATGGCTCGTGTGCAGTACGTCATTGAGCAGCCAGAAGGTACTACCTCTACATTCGCTCATGCATTTCTGAATGGTGATTTCTATTTGGCAACTGGTCATACCGCTTGTGTATCTAAAGAAAACTTTGATGTGTCGCTTGGTATTAAATATGCCCAAGAAGAAGCGGAAAAGAAGGCACAAGATAAATTATGGGAACTGGAAGGATACAACCTGTATCGTAATCCGATGATGGAATGCAGCAAAGCATGTGGCGAATCGCCAATTCATTTGGTCGAACTGAAAGAACCATTCGACCATTTGCAATATGAACAAGATATGATCGATGCACATAACAAGTTGCAGCCGTGGGAAAAGATTCCGACGCTGAAGATATTGCCATTGATCGGTCCAGTAACGTTTGACTTCAAAGAAACATTGACCAGTGACCAGTTGGATTATTGGCAATGTGTGATTACAGTGAATATTTTGGAAGAAGGTGATACACCCAGTCCACAAATCATAATGAATGGCATCACCGAAGTTGTGGCATTTGATAGTGCGATTAGCATGCTTAAAGAAATGGCTTATAAAAATGAATGGGTGCTTGGTTGAGTTATAACAACGTTGGTGTCATTGGCATACCATTCAAACTTTCTGCATTGACCATGGCTATAGCTGTGGCCTTTGCAACTCAGCCAGAGCAGGAAGATGAGCCGCACTGGTTGGATGTAGAGGAAGGGCCACTTTGCGAACGCTTTGATAACTTCCTCAATAGCTGGACTAATGATACTGAGTTCACTATTGAACATGAGTCATCTGATGCACTGGATTTGTACTGTATGACAGCCGATGGTATTCCGTTCTCATTCCGTCGTATAGAGGACCGTTATAGTCTGCTATTCGATAATGAATCGGAAACGATTCAGCAGGAAACCTTCGAGTTTTTGTCGAGCAATTAAAATTTTTACCACTTTGATCTGTTTGTATTTTTTTTATACACCTCGTCGTAAACCGGCGACTTACTATAAATACATCGGGTGGTGTTGAGCATCGTTCGGTGAACAAGCCAAGGTTTGTTTAATCTCCATTGACGGTTCGGAAAGACGAGCATATTGATTGAATCCACAGCTGATGTGGTGGAGTGATGTAAGTAGCAACTGGGGCTAGACCGCAGGCAAAGCAGAACCACAAGAAATCGTTTGTACCGTGCGCTTGTCAATCAAAATGAAAGCTGACCGATAAGGACTACTCCCAATGTGTTTAGTGCCGTAAAGAGGTTTTCTGACAGCCTGGAAAGACAGGCAAACCCATCTGATGAGCTTGTGAGACTCAAGCGAAACCGAAAGGTCATGGGACAGCGCACCATTGTAGCGTAGGTGATAAAAAGCCATGCAAGCGATGAGGACTGCCGAAGGGATGTGCGACGTACTTCGGATGGCATAGCACAGTATTGACCGATAAGTTTTTCAGTTTGAATGAGTCAAAAACGCCGCTATGGGCACAATAAAAACTGATGACAGCTTGGAAAGACAAGTAGAGCGTTGCTATCTCTTAAAACTACTGCCGGTTCCCCTCGATGTTATTCGTAGCATCTTGTGGGAACGAATCCTTGGCCACAGGCGGTGTGTGTGCTTTCGCTTCTTCCCTCAAGTTGCAATGCACAGTAGGTTCGAATCCTACGCTCAGGGCCAAATATTTTGGAGTGCCATTAGAACGGTGGCGTTTGCACAGTCCAGACAGGCTTCGGTAGGAATGGATAATCCAAATTGTGGAGATGGGAAGCGCGATCCTGGCGCATTTATAAAAGTACCGTGCAATCAACAGTTCTGCAATTGAGTATCGGGAGACGCTTAATTGAAGAAATAACCGTTTAGGCAGGTTTTTTTTAATACCTGGAATCAGATCACCCTTATCTGAGCCGGTCAAAGGGATTCTAATTACGCTATGGGTTCTTACCCTTTTTTGCCCGCCTTTCCCCAAGGGTGGGCTTTTTTTTGGAGAATCAGAGGGGAGTTTTTTTTAATTTTATAGATGAATATATTATTCGTAATAAGCATTCACTATCTGATGGTGCTTATTCCATAAACCATTTCTACAGAACTTTAGGGTGACTATATTTTAGACCATTATTATTAAACGAAAAGCAAAATTAAAAGAAGATCATAAAAACAATCAGTAGGTTTTTTATGTTTATAATATTGAAAAATCTGAATTTAACCCAATTTTAAAGCTTCCAAATAAGATAAATATGGACTAAATGATGAAATTTGAAAAAATTGTAGAATTTTTAGAAGAAAATAATTGGTATCAAGTAGATCAATCGGATGTTTTTTTAGCAAGAGGTGATATCAATTTAGAATATAAAGTACTTGGTGAATGGGAAGAAACTCAAAAAGCGGATTTACCACAGAATATTGAGTCATTTAGATACCAATTAACAAATTCAATGGTTGTTAAAAATATTTTCAAAAAAAAGGTGATTTTTAACTATAATTCTCGCTTATTAAAAACAGTAACTTTATATAAATTTTCTGGTCATTTGGAAGGTTATCCAAATAGATTTCGTGAAACATTCTTTGCAAAGCCTGAGAATAGAAGTGTAACAGAATCTGTAGATGATATTTTTAGTATAGCCTTAATTAAATCATTTAATAATTCTGAAACTATGGGTTTTGTAAGAGCGGCTCACCCAAACCTTTAATAAACCTAACCACCTTCAGGTGGTTTTTTTATGTCTGTAATTTGCCCCTGTGTAGGGTTCGACCATCTATTGCCATATCCCAAATACTCAAGCCTACGTTGAGCAATCGACAGCAAGCGACTCTTAAAAGTCAGCACTTCACCTATATGCGGCTACAGCGATAAGTGGCAGGAAAGGCATGAGTAATACAGAGCATTTAACGACAGACATTAACGCGGATGCTGATCAACAGAATCTGGGCGCAAGCTTATTAGAAGCTGCGCTATTTGGCGATACTGCAGAACCAACTGCAGAAACAGGTAGTGTGCCAGCCACTACACCAGAAGACGTAAAAGCAGATGCAGGGACAGCTTCACCTGAACCGGCTCAGGCAGAACCAGTGGAACCACCACCGGCCGCTGAACCAACACCACCAGTTGAAGAAAATGCGGAAAATTCTGTGGTCTTAGCAAAGGATGGTAAACACACCATTCCTTATGAACGACTGCAAGAAACCCGTGAACAAGTACAGCAGTATAAGCAGCAAGTGGAACAACTCACTGCACAGTTAGCAGCACAGCAGACACCTGGTAACACTCAGGTCGCACAGCAGAATGCAGTTGTAGCAGAGGCAGTCATTGAGGCAAGCGGAAACAATGCTGATGTGATGGCCTTGTTTGGTGACTTCTCAGAAGAAGCGATTGCCAAAGGAGTTGAAGCACTGGTGAGTCAGCGTGTATCTGCACAAGTGCAGAGCATGATGGATGCAGCCCTTGCACCGTTCAAGCAGCAGCAACAGCTGAGTGCGGAACAACAACACTTCGCTTATATCGAATCTGCACATCCTGACTTTGAATCGATTCCAGAATCGCAAGAGTTTCAGGCATGGAAAGATGCGCAACCAAGCTTTATACGCAGTGCCTATGAAGATGTATTAAATAAAGGCAATGCCGAACAGGTGGTTGAACTCTTAAGTCTGTACAAGTCCCAAAACAATGTCAGTCCAAAGGTTGATACACCAGCGCCAACACAGGCCATGGTGGAGAAAGCCAAGCAAGCTGTACAGAACGCTCCATCCAAAGTACCGCACAGCGTGACGGATCTACCTGCAGGTTCACCTGCAGCATTATCCGCTGATGAACGTTTGTCGGCTCTTAGTGGTCCTGAACTTCTCGCAGAAATGGAGAACTGGTCCCCTGATCAAGTCGAAGCGTACATGAGCCGTCGTGCATAAATTTGTTAGTGGAGAATACCATGACTGATAAAACCCATGCCGCATACGGCGATAAAACCAATATGATGCAACAGTCCGTTGGACTCTTTGCAAAAAGCTTACGTCGTAAAAGCACCCTGAATAACCTGGTTGGCCCAATGCCAAAAGGTGAAGGCAGTGCAGAAGCGACCATTAAAAAACAAACCTCTAAACACATGCCGATTGTACGTGTTCAAGACTTAGGCAAAGGCCTGGGTGATGAAGTTACCTACAACCTGATCCAGCCAGTAAACGCTTATCCGATCATGGGTAGTGAATATGCTGAAGGTCGCGGTGTCGGCATGTCGATCGTTGAAGATCGTCTGCGTGTAGACCAGGCACGTTTCCCTGTAGATCTGGGTAACGTCATGACGCAGATCCGCTCACCGGTTGATTTCCGTCGCATGGGCCGTCCAATTGCACAGGATCTGATGGACCGCTATAGCGATATGTCTCTTTTAGTTCATCTGTGTGGTGCACGTGGTTTCGTTAAAAACGTGGAATGGCCAATTCCAACTGAAGAAGATCCGAAGTTTGCCAAAATTATGGTGAACAAGGTTCTGGCACCAACCAAAAACCGTCATTTTATGGTCGATGGCCAAGGCGTTAAATCATTTACCACCAATGCTGGTGAAGCATCTCTGGCAACTACAGACCTGTTCACCCTGGATACTGTGGATTCAATGAAGCAGGTGCTGGATGACATGATCCTACCGCCACCGTGTATTAAGGTTGAAGGTGATGATGGATCGGAAGATTCGCCATTACGTGTATGGCTAGTATCTCCAGCGCAGTATAACTGGTTCGCAAAACAGCCAAACTTCCGTCAGTTCCAAGCTGATGCGGTAGCACGTGCATCGAATGCCAAGCTGCATCCGTTGTTCCGTGGAGATGTGGGTATCTGGAACGGCTTCCTGATCCGCAAAATGTCTCACGCAATTCGCTTCTTTGCAGGTAATGCAATCAAGTATGCAACGAGCTATACCTCTGAAGCAGAAGCGTCAGCGCTTGTACCTGCAAGCTTTGGTAAAACGCATGCGGTGGATCGTTCCATCATCTTGGGTGGTCAGGCGCTTGCAGAAGCATTTGCTGCACATAAAACCTCGGGTGTGCCTTACTTCTGGTCTGAAAAGGGTGATCTGGATCATGGCGATAAGGCCGAGCTTTTGATCGGAACAATTCGTGGCGTGAAGAAAATCCGCTTTGATGTCGATGTGGATGGCGATGGTAGCAACATGCAGTACACCGATCATGGTGTGATTGCAGTCGATACCGTAGTGAAGATCCAAGGCTAAGGCTGAAACGGGGCTGAGTGATCAGCCCTCCGTCAAAATTTAGGAGTATTTAACTCATGGCGACAATTAAACGTAATAGCGGATTTGTGAATCGCTTCGGTGGTGCAGTGCCATACGGCAACGTGACAGCCTTTGTTTTCTCATTAGCTACGAATGCGGCAGGCGCAGTATTGGATTCCAATTCCGATGTGGCAGTGGCTTCAGGTGATGTAATCGAGTTGGGTTTATTGCCAGTAGGCTTCCGATTGGATGATGCGCAGGTGCTTATCAATACGGCGATGACCGAAGCTGTGACCGGTTCACTGGGCTTTAAATATGCTGATGGTGTGGACTCAAGCGAAGTACCGCAGGATGCAGCGTACTTTATTAGTGGTGGTGCACTGGCGACCGCAGCGCGTTTACGTGCAACCGGTACCAAGTTGGTGACTTTACCTAAGCCTGCGATCTTAACGCTGACCACAGGCGGTGCGGCCAATGCCAAAGCATCGGACATCAAGATTGTGGTGTCTGGTGAATTGACTGGCCCGCGTTAAGTAAAAGTATAAAAACATGAAGTTTATGGGATGGATGATTTTCAGCGAGTCACCATCCCTTTTTTATATTTCGCATGAGGAATCATTATGAAAATCGCTTTATTGGCAGCAATTGCACATGGAATGAATCTGGCATATTCCGCATCACTGGGTGATCAGTCTCATTTACCCTGGGAAGAAACCTCAGATGAGCTGAAAAAAAGTATTGAGTATGGTGTAAAACTGCATTTGGAAAACCCTGATACTACGCCAGAACAGTCACATGCATCATGGCTGGCACAGAAAGAAACCGATGGCTGGGTCTATGGTGAAGAAAAGGATCTGGAAAAGAAAACCCACCCTTGCATCCTGCCATATGACCAGTTACCTGCAGAGCAGAAAACCAAAGACTATCTGTTTAAAGCAGTGGTGACTTTACTTAAAGACTTACCAGATCCAGATGATGTGTCTGCATTGAATGGCGAACTTGTAAAACTACAGTTGCAGGTAGCAGCTCAAAAGACACAATCAATTGGTGCAGCGGCAGCAGCGCAAGTTAAAACAGCGGGCGTGACCATTGTCTATGACGGGCCGAAAGACCAATTCACAGACAACTTGTACGGCACCAAACTGGTATTTAACTGTGGCCAGCCACGTACGGTACCAAGCAACTTTGCCAAGCAGTTCCTGAGTCATCCTGAATTCAAAGAAGTAGAAGCAGGTGATGCACCTGCAGCAGAAGGTCTGGATGATACTGATGTAATTCTGGCGCAGCAAAAGGCCGAACAGGACAAGCTGAAGCAGGAACAGGATCGAATTTTCAATGAAGTTGAATCGATCAAGCAGTTCGGTACCAAAAAGGCTGTGACGGATTACATCGAAGCGAACTACGGTGAAAAGGTAAATCCTAACTCATTCAAGCTCGATGAACTGAAAGACAAAGCGATTGAAAAAGTACGTCAGTTTGGAGCGATCTAAATATGGACTTAAAGGAATTGCGTCGACGCTTTCGTGTTGAAGCCGGTGATTCGGTACAGCCATACTTTACCAGTGATGAAGATGTGGATGCATGGCTAAATGACGCAGTTCATGAGGCCTGTATCCGTGGTCGTCTTTTGCATGAAGCAGATGCCACAATCTGCCGTATTCAAATTACAGCAGGGCAGGCACAGTACCCACTTGATCCGCGTATCTATGAATTGACACATTTGCGCTTTGATCTTGGACATGGCCAATGTGAACGTGAAGTGAAGTTGGCTTCTGAGGAGATTCTAAGTCATCGCTACCATAGCAACTGGCGTACGAGAATCGGTGATCCAGAGCATGCCATTCAATCTGACACAGGTTTGCGTCTGGTACCACGTCCTGAACAATACGGCACCTTGATCATTGAAGGCTATCGTTTACCACTTGTTGATATGGTAGAGGATACGGATCAGCCTGAAATTAATCAGGCACATCATGCACACCTGGTGCAATGGGCACTGCACAAAGCATTCAGTATCCCAGACACCGAGTTCATGGATCCGAACCGTGCACAGATCGCAGAGTACAAGTTTATTGATTACTTCGGTGATCGACCTGATAGCAACTTACGTCGTGAGGTTCGAGAGGATTTTGAACATCATGTCACACCTTTCTGGCCATAAGTTCCTAAGGCCGTGTAGGGTTGGTCGAGTCTAACCCTACTTTCCCATCATAAAGCCATGTTTTTATTATTTGGATAATTAATCATGGCTAATACCCTCTATGACTTTGCACGTCAACGCTTCCTGGAAGCACAAATTAACTGGATGAGTGACGTGATTAAAGTCATCCTGGTGGATACGGGTGCATACACTGCACAAACCGCAGTACACCAATACCTATCTGATATTCCTACCTCAGCACGTATTGCCGGTCCAGTGACCTTGACTGCAAAAAGCACGACAGGCGGTGCAGCGGATGCAGCCGACATTACCTTTACTGCGGTATCTGGAGCATCGATTGAAGCCATCATCATCTATGTGGATAGCGGTACAGAAGCAACCTCACCGCTGATTGCATTCATTGATACGGCCACCGGTCTACCGATTACACCAAATGGGGGTGACATTATTGTCACCTGGGATAACGGAACAAACAAAATCTTCAAGGTTTAAGGCTTGCGTTTACCGTTTGAATTTTCAGGCGGTAAATCACAGTTCTTTTTTAGATTGTTTAGGAGTTGTCCCTCGATGGCCGATCAAGCACCCGATAAACCAAAGCGCAAACGGCGCACCAAAGCGGAAATGGCAGCAGCCAGACAAGCCACCATAAAGCCACCCACCCAGGGCGTAGGCGTGATTGGGATTAATGACAGTGCTTTCGGATCAGATACCAGTGGTGTTCGATGGGAAGCTTTAATCCATATTCCTAAGTTTCAGGCATTTTGTATTGAGCGATCAGGTCTGTCTTATGAGAATGTGATGGACTGGATCGTTGACTTTTGCGTTGCTGAATTGAATAAGGATGCGTCTATTTTCTTTGAAGAATACAAGAAATGGCACGATGCCAAGGGTTACTGGAAGAATGAAACTATTTATGGGGAACTGATTGAAAGTCAGTAATTCCGACAAAGCATAGCATCGAAATCATGTCAAATATTAAACCTTTTGTGGAGTAAACCATGGGGACAGCAAGCGCAGTATTTTATACAAAACCGGCCACCAACATGGCTGCGGTGCATTATGCCGATAACGGCAATATTATTTTTGACGCGATTAAAAATGCCGGTATGGTGCAGGTTTCGCATGATGTAATACCTGGCCAATGTGATCGTTTAGTAACAGTCGCCACGTCTAACCCAAAGGATGTGGTCGTTACACTATCCAATTCAGCATGGGTCGGTGCGGCTAACACGGTGGCTAAAGGGAATAAGGTTTTTCGTCACCCTCATCTGAATTTCTATCTCAAAGTAGAGATTCATGAAACAGGTGCAAGTGCATCTTCTTACGGCCCGATGCAAACTGCAATGACAGTTCGCTTCATCATCGCGCTTGAAATAGATGAGAACGGTGCACTGATTAATCCACAAACATTCGCTCCTAGAGGCGGTGCTAACAATGGTTGGAACTCATTTTTCAACCCTGTTGATAATTCCGGGCAAGGTTATGCTATTGGTCATGCCATTTCTTTAAAGGTCAGTGTTGGTCAAGATCATTTCTGTCTTGGGCATACCAAAGACATGCAAACCTATGAAACATCCTATCTGAATGGTAACGTCAGTAATCAGGTCCAATGCGGCCCTTGTTCTTTCGGGTATAGCACTTGCTCTATCGCAATCTTAAAAGGTGAAAATTCATCTGACCTTTATGTGCTTCTACCAAGGAATCTATCGAACAATACGTCATACCCAAACGAAGTGAATGCTTCACTTTATAAAGAACAGGAAATGGGTTTACCGCGCCAGTATCGCATTGATTCCGCTACAGGCAACACAGTAAATCTAGGAGTGGCATTTTTCTCAACCTTACAGCTTGGGGTGGTATCAGACAATATAGGTGTGCGTGTGGCCCAGGTGATGACCACACACGATAATGAACTTGTACGTTTACCACTGGCCACCATTCATAGCGGTGCCGTTTCGGACAATGGTATTGTGACAGTGGATATAGATGGGAATGGTCCACGTCAATATTTTGCTGTATATGGTCTTGGTGCAAGCATGTGGCATTCAGCACGCTTTCCAGTAGAAAAGCATCCGATTTACTTGTTTCCATGGGGTGACTAATGAGCGAAGTTTATAGCATCACACCTCCGGTACATTATGGTTATATCGGATTTCCGACAAGATTCGTTACGTATAAACCTAAAGGGGGTATTGGTTATTTCGCTAGTGCCTTCCCGGATTACTTAATCACGGTAGAAGGTCGTCCGTCTCTTGGTGAGATCCGGGTATTGCTGCGCACCGGTGGGCATAACTCGGGTGACGGTATGTTGGTCGCCAAGACCCTTGCAGACAATACTGGTCAGTGGCGTGTAGATGGTCTAAATCCTGATTTTAGATATGACGTGGTATGTCGTGTTGAAGGTTATAACGATATTATTTTTTCCAATGTAAAACCCAAAGTCTAAGGTTGGATCACCATGGCGAAGTATGTGCCGACGAATGATAAATTTTCCTTTGAATTTGATGCTCGGTACACATCGCCAGATGGTGAGCGTTTAGGTTTTAGATTTAGGACAATACGCTACACTCCGCCTGTAGGTGACAAGATAGGGTTTGATTTTATCGAATCCTATCTACCTTCGGATGGTAATCGCCTTAGTTTTAAATTTAGTGCTAAACCATACACTCCACCAAAAGGGGATGAGTTAGGTTTTCAATTCACAGAACGCTATACACCGCCGTCAGGTGATGCAATTGGTTTTCATTTTGAAAGCGAAGAAGGTGAAATTGCACCACCGTCACGCGATACTCAATACGTTTACCCGGAACATTTTGAAAGCAAAACCTTTGGTGATGATGTATTCATTCGCCTGGGTTATCGTCGTGTCAGCGTAAATGGTTTTGCCGATTTCGGTATCGGGGTGCCAGGGGTCCGCAATGATACGCAGCATGTAAAGCCATTCGGTTTTGATGCACTAGGCTTTAGCCGGCAAACCATCCGCAATAAAAACGTCACCGTCACTGTGCCTGGTATGGACCTGTCACGTGTGGCCATGCCGAGCATTATCAATTTTCATAAAAACATTTATGGGAACGGTTTCGGTAATGAGTTATTTGGCCGACCAACTATCTACAACTTACTTAAGTTTGTACACCTGAACAATCGCGGCATTGATAGCAGCAGCTTTGGTACAGCCTATTTGCAAGGTGGGGTGCGCTTTGTTCGCCCGGTTGGAATGGCTTCTTTTGGTATTGGCCAAGCGAAAGTCGTTAATACACGTGCTGACCAAACTGTTAGATTAAACGGTATTGCAGCACCATCATTCCCACGGCCAAATGTATCACCGCAGATCTTGACGGTTCGCGGTATCCTGGGTACACAGTGGGGCAGTCCATACGTTCAGCGTAACCCAAGCCCGGCAGGTTGGATCAGTGAGCGTTTTGGTACGGCCTGGGTTTCGCGTAGCCCACGGTTCTACACGGTTACTGTTGGTGAAGTCACTCAATTTGGTTTGGCCAAAGTCTTTGATGCCAAGCAGACTGTAACAATTACCGGTGTAATTCCTGGTGGTATTTTTGGTGACATTCAGATCCGCAATCTGAATTTTAAAGTCGCTCCTGGATCCATTGAAGCACCGCCACTGTCTGACTGGACCAAAGTTGAAAACACGGCACGTTACTATCAGCTTAAAGGCTTTGATGCGTCCGTGTTTGGTACAGCATCCATCAATAACGGCACACCCTCATTCACACCAGATGGATTCGATAGTGCAACTTTTGGTAATGCCCTGGTCGCGGAACGGATCCGTCGTATCAATACCCCTGGATTCAGCCTATTAGGTTTTGGTCGTCCTACAGTCACTAAAACACCACAGCTCTCTCCACGCTCCATTGCGCCACTTGATTTAGGCCAGCCCACCTTAACGCTGTACACGCGCTATATCGTCAGTTCTGGCCGCATGATGATGGCTATGGGTGAGCCTTCTATTGGGATGGCCAAGCGTAAACTTGCGGTTGATGGCTTTGATTCTATGCGCCTGGGTGAGCCGGTACTCAGTCATGGTGTACGTGAGCTACTGGCACAGGGTTCCAATCACAGCCGATACGGTAATGCACACCAGGTATGGTTCCGGATGCGGTCTATTGCACCTGCATCGATCTATGAGGACCAGAAACAATATGGCCACCGTCTTGGTGGATCTCAGCATATCCAAGCGAAAGGCTTTGATGCGACCTTGTTTGGTACACGGATCATTCCAGAAAGCCAGAGCATTCTGGCCAGTAATTTTGCATCTTCTGTATTTGGTACGGCCAGACTGCAAAAAACACGTGAGTATTTGTCTGTAGTAGGATTTGCCACCGGTGGCCAACAACCTGCAGACCGTTGGGGTAAAACCACGGTTTATAATTCTCGTCAGTACATTATCCAGACTTATGATGTAGACAGTGACTTGAATCCTCCGAAGTTGCAGGGATGGACAAGCATTGTCAATCGCAATCGCACAGTACGCATTACCGGTAGCAACATGGCCTTATTTGGTCGTGCCCTGGTCCGTAATAACGCGACATTGATGCAGCCTGGTGGTATCGATGCACGTCCTTTGGGTACGGCCTGGATTTCGCATCGGGTGCGTCCGATTCGTCTGGAAGGAATGGAGCCGCCATATATCTCAGGATGGACCAACGTGCACAATGCTGCAGCGGTGATCAAGCCTAAAGGGTTTGATACTGAAAAATGGGGTACAGCTGCAGCTGTCAACACACGTCGCTATTTCCCACGGATCGGTAATTTTGAAAGCCTGGCATTTGGTAAGCCAATGATCAGCTTTAAAAAGCGTGGCCTATCGATTGAATCACGCTATTCGATTGGCCCAATCTATATTCCGATTCATAAGGTGGATTTATATACGCGCTATGTGGAAACCCTATCCAATGACTTTGCCCAGGTAGGTGTGCCATCACTGAGTATTCACAGGAAAGTGATTACACCGAGATGGTATTTAAGGGATTTATTTGGTGATCCGTCCTTACACAATGTCACACCCGAAGTAAAAACCCGGGGTCGCAATGCTGAGGAATTTGGCCAGGCAGCGATTCGCACACAATGGCGTAATGTGGATACGTTTGGGGATAATGCGCAGCTGTTTGGCAAGCCAACCATTGCAGATCGTAACCGGAAACTGAACGTAAACAGCTTTGTGGACGGTGCCATCGGTGCTTTACGTGTTCGTGGCACAGCAAGCCCACCGCTATCTACGCAATATATTTTCCTGAATAACGTAGATAATCGTGGTGAAGATAGCAATGATGATACCAGTGTAATCAAGGATGGCCATGGGATCGCTATTCCATTTGATCAGGTACCAGGTCCAAGACTGAGAACTAACGTCATTCGTCCACAAGGTTTTGATGCCAAGCTGTTTGGTGCTGCAGATGTTTATTCCAATGGCATTCTGATGGAAAACGGCATCAAGCTCGATAATGAATTGGGAACACCAATGGTTCAGTTAGCCAGACGGACCATTAGCATTAATGAGGGAATTAATAACCTGATTGCGATGGGTACGCCACGCCTGTCACCACACACCATTTATGCGGTACTCGAAGCAAACGAGCAAGCTAAACGCAATCACAATAAAGGCCAGGTTTTACATGCGGTCAATAGTGATAGTGGTAGCCGAAAGGCCGGTGAAGTATTTGGTCGTGCACGTGTCTGGATTCATAATCCCTATCTGAATGTGCAAGGGATTTGGCCTAGAGATGACTACGGTACGCCAAGAGTAGAGCTAAAAAGACGCTATCTTGAGGTGAAAGGCATCCAGGCATATCGCTTTGGTTGGCATAACATAGGTGATGGTACACAGGAAATTAAAAGCCAACCTAACAACCTCTTTACAGTATTTGGTCGACCAGGCATTACCTTGGTCAAAGAAAAGAATGTTCAGCTGCGTATCACTGGAATTAATGCCAGTCTGTATGGCCGTCCGGTAGTGGAGTTTTTCCACCGTACCATCAAGCCAAGCGGATATAACACACTGGCTATGGGTTCCTCGCGTGGTGATACCTTGTATATGCCACAGAGTTTGCATGTCGGCCCACGTCGTCCAACGATACCAGTCGGCACCTTAATGGAAAAATTTGGGACCACGTATATTGGCTTAAAGGTGCGTGATATTCAGGTGCAAGGTTTTATCGCCACAGTAATTGGTTATGATCCGACCCAATTTAAAGAACGTATGCGTGTTGAACGTGGCCAGGGTGAAACCGATACCAAGCCAGTACAAACGATCAAGCCTGTAGGCTTTGATGCTTTGCGCTCAAATGCGTCTAATGTGAAGTACGCCGTTCACTATATTCGTCCTGACGGCAATTCAGACCAGTTTAGGAAAGGAGCATTTTAATGCCACATAAAAAACTACCTCGCTTTCGTGGCATGGATAATGTCCGTGAAGATGAGGAATTGGAACAGTTTGGCGATTCAGCCAGTCTGTTTGTCCGGGATGCAATAAATATTAACTTTACCAGTGCCGGACGAGCCGAACTGCGCCAGGAAATGAAACTGGCCACAGATCAGGCATTGCGCTGTTTATGGCAATCACCGCTACACAAGGACTGTTTTGCTGCTATGGGGAGCTACTGGTGCAAAGTAGATCCTGAAACTTGGCAGACTGAGCAATTGATTGAATGCGGCCCAGGTGATGTATTTCATATTGTGCTCAATAACATGATCTGCATGGCCTGTGATGAAGGTTTGTTTGTCTACGATGGAAGCCAGGCCAAGCGATTAACTATCGATACACCGGCCAAGCCAAATGCAACAGATGCCGGTGATGGCAGTTTACCTGCAAGTGATTACAGCCTGGCCATTTCCTGGGTGGCGAATGGTCTGGAATCGGCATTGTCTGAAATTGATCAGGTGAATTTATCCAAGAATGGCTCAATCAATCTGCAATTTCCGATGTGTCTGGATTCCAATGTCAGTCATGTCCGGGTGTATATGACTGAGCCAGGTGGCGGTGAATTGCAACAGGCCATGGAATTAAACATTGCAACAAGGTCCGTCATGATTGCAAATCTTTCTGAACTTGGACGTGCGGCACAGTTTCAATATCTGTCACCGATGAAAACCGGGAACTTTCTGCGTGAGTGGCGTGGCCGGTTGTGGGCGGTCCGGTCCAATGTGCTGTATTTTTCCGAAGCCATGTCCTATCACCTGACTGACGAGCGTTATAACTTCATCCAGTTTCCGCAGCGGATCCGGTTCATTGAGCCGGTGGACGGTGGTATTTGGGTGGGTCTGGCCGATCATGTGGCGTTTTTGCGTGGCCAGGATGTACGCTCCATGAGCATTGAACGCAAGGCTTCACGTGCTCCGATGTATGGCAGCAGCACCTTACTGTATAGCGATATGATCAAGGAACTTTCCCAGGGTGGGACCTGGTGCGCAGCCTGGTTAGCTGAAAATGGTTTTGTAGCCGGCACAGCAGATGGCCAATTGGTTGAACTGCAGTACAAGTCTATCCAGGGTGTTAGTGCTGAATCCTGTCAGCTTGTAGGGTTCGCAGACCGTCTAGTGTCAGTTGTAAATTAAACTTTATTTAATTTACAAAAGGATTCCTTATGGATCACAAGCTACAACAGGTGTTGTTGAAAGATGCGCGTAATGAGCTTTTTGACGAAACCGAAGAAGGCATTTTTTTCCCTAAGCATGGTTTCATGCTGAGTGGTGAATACATGGACCGGGTGAACGGTGGCGAGGCGACCTTCACCAAAAACTTAATCCCAAAAGAAGCCCTGGTGCACGTGCTGAATGTAGCCATTGGCAGCAAGGCAAAACCTGCTGGATCTTACCTGGCGTTATTCAGTGGAGCAGCTGCACCGGCAGATAACTGGACCGCTGCCAATTTTGCCGCAACAGCCAATGAGATCGTGTCATTGACTGAGGGTTACACCAATGCCACACGTCCTGAGTTCATCCCGACCAATGCGGATGCAGACAAGTTTATTGACAATTTCAGCAACGTGGCGCGTGTCACCATTGCTACCACTTCACAGGTGAATGTGACTGGTGTGGCCCTGCTGACCAACAACCAACGTGGTGGCACAACAGGTGTGCTGTTATCTGCAACCAAATACCCGGCTACACGTGTATTCCAGAATGGCGATGTATTTGATATTGGCTATCGTATCACTGCTACATCGTAAGCCTTATGCACAGTCCTGAGCCTTATGGATTATTGATTGATGGGGATGAACCGACAGAACGCGATAGCAGCTTTGTCGGTACCCTCTTACGTCAACTTTCCAACAATCGCACCGTTTACCAGGTTGAAAGCTTGCGCCTGGTCCGTGATCTGCCCGATGGCGGTTATGTCATCGTGCAGCACATGGGCGGTTTACTCAAAGCCATTATTAAAAAGAAAGGTCCTGACGATAAAAAGCGGCCTATCGATGGCATTGCGCATGGCAAAATTCCCATGCTGTTTAGTGGTGTATTTGAAAAGCTGACATTTAGCATCGATGAAAACTACCTACCGCTGTATTTGAGCCTACAAACACGTCGTCGCTTATCCCAATATGGCAGCATCCGGGTACCTGAACGCATCAACCTGAATCGTTTTGTAGTGGAATACCCACCGGCATTTAAATATTTTGAGCCTTTGATTAAAGGGGATTACTTCAAGCATACGCAATATGTACGTCTAAAGCCGTCCTGGTATAGCGGTGCAATGGGTGAAGTGGTCCAGATCGTGACCGGCTATGGCAAACCAAACAATCCAGATTTTGAAGATGATTCTATTGAAAACATGATTGTGACCTTGCCGGCTGACGTAGCCGCACAGGTTGATGCCGAACTATCACTAAAGGCTTTACCAGGCTATACCGGATACCCACATGAAGAAGGCCACATCCAGTATGACTACAAGCAATTTAAAAATGATGTGGTGTCCTTTGATCGCACCGGCAAGCCTTGGTTAGTGCGGATCAGTGCAATTGGCGTACATGCCATGCCATTACCGGTGATTCCGGCCACCACAACAGAAGCCTTTAGGGAATACATGATCCAGGTCCAGGATGATGAGATCCTGAAAATCCTGGATCGTTTTGGAGGGATGCCAAGTGGGGAAACCTTTCCGGAAGGTCGCGCCTTTCAAGCTTGGCTAAGAGCCGGTGTGATTATCAAGATATGTGATGCCGGGGATTTTTACCAACACATGCCGGTTTATGATGCGGCAAGTTGGGCCATGAACAGCCAGGGCAATGAAGGATTCAACACCTGCTACCAGATGACCGGTGGCCGTGTCGAATTTCTTTCCTATAAGCTGCGGTTAAGTCTGTCACCTGTCCAGGATCACGGATGGATAAAACCAGGTAGCACTAATTCCAGTAATGTTTTTAGATATATCTCGGATCTGTACAAGCTGCTTGATGCAAGTGATTCCTATGATCGGGCCATTATCTACAAAATCAAGAATGCCAAGCCGGAAGAAATTCAGGAACGTGCAAGCAGCTATATCCCCAGCGATTCAGGCAGTCAGCGAGAATTTGATTATTGGGATAACTACACGGCAGAGCCGATTGCTGCACATGGTGGATCTCTGACCCGGGTGGGAAGTGGCCTGGCTGAAATTCCGGTGATCAAGGATTTCTACTCAATCAATGCCTTAAAATTCCCGGCCCTCACTGGCGAAGGCTGTGCATCGTTTAGTTGCCCGGCACCGGAACGCAAAGATCGGCCAACCAATACCATTGCCTGTGATGTAGTGGTGTTCGGCTGTTATGTCGAGGATCAGCTCAAGGTCATTAAATACTTTTATGAGCCGATGCAATTCAATAAGGCAGAAGAATCCACCTTTGAGGACATTATGATTGTGGGGCAGTGGGAGAAAAAAGAAACCACCAGTCCAACAGGTATTGCCGGCAATCTTTATACTTCTGATTTTGATGACCGTAGTGAACTGGAAAGCAGCTCAATCTATACCCACGTCAAGGGCATTGACCTGGGCTATGGAAACCCGGCTTTTCAAACACCAGGCTTGCTGTTTACGCATGGCGCACTGTACCGGGCACGTTACTACAAACATGAAATCACCACCAAGCATGTGAATGGCAACAGTCTAAGTAGCGCAGTCTGTGTTCCCAATTTTAACCGGGATGCCATTTTATATGCCTATACCGAAACCACCGGATCAGAAGCCACTGCCGAGGAACATAAAAAATATTCTATCGGGGATCCAACCAGATATGACTTGTGGACCTATGACCCGATCTTTCACTATCTCGGTGGGCAGGGTAAAGGCAAGCCAACACCTAAAACCGGGGATTATGTCTATGTCTACAACCCAACCTATTCACCCACTGCAGTAAGTGACTTTGCTGACCAGGGTGACTGGTTTGGCGTAGGCAGTGGCTATATCGATGTAAGTGCAATTTGTGCACCCTATACCGACAGGACATCCGGTGTTCATCATGCGTCAGGTGTGATTATTGGAGGTGAAGCGCCTTACATGGAGCCTTATTCCAGTAAGAATGAAGTGGCCAACAAAACCATTGGTTATGTTGGATTGACGGCAGCGCATGTCGGATCCCTGACAATACACCGTAACGTCCCGGCACGATGGTACTTTGATTTTTCTCCCCAGGATGACGGTGCCGGTGGCCTGGTCTACTTCCAACGTGATTGCTGTAGGGTTATGTTCGGAGATTCCAGATATGTGAATATATCCGATGAAGGTGGTAGTGCAGGTCGGCGTAAATTTTGGGGACATACCCGTTTTGCGAATCACTCAACCCATCACTATTTTTTTGGAGTAATCAATGAGTGAGTATCGTGATGATGCCCTAGATACACTCAGGTTATCAGATTCCACCTGGATCATTGTGAAGGCGACCAATGCCAATGAAGTATTGCGCCTGATCGATTCAACCCAATCTACCATCACCGTTCAGCATCATGATCAATTCACCTTGTCTGATAGCTTTGGTGATAGCACTATCCTCAATGCCTACGACCATTTCACGCTATCTGATAGCGTGTCTGGGCAAAGAACGTCGACCAGTTATCTCAATGACTGGATCCGGTTGACTGATGTGGCACGACTACAGTTTTCCGACCTGGTAGAAGATCAGCTGAGTTTGGATGATGCAGTATTTAGCATTACCCGAAACAACAGCAACGACAGCTTTAACCTGGCCGATACGATCACCGGACAGCGTTTAGTCACTGTTCACGTGAATGATCAATTCAAGCTGAGTGATACAGCCAACAGCGTTTATGTAGAGCAGCTGACCGACAGCATTCTATTAGGTGATTTCACCACGTCGAAACTGTATAGCAAAGCCTATAGCATCGATTCGTTTGTCCTGGGAGATGAGGATCTATCCAGTGTTCAGCTTGCCAGTCATGCGTTGGATTCTATTCGCCTGGGTGATGCTACCCAATCCTTGCTGACGGCACGTACAGACAGCATCGATTATTTTTCTTTATATGACCAGATCAAGGACAGCAAAGAATATGGCCAGGCATGGACTGCCAATACCGATACCTGGGCCATGAGCCGCTACATGCCGTTTGCTTTTGATGGACTGGCCGTGATTAATGACAAGCTGTATGGATGGAATGCCAATGGCGTTTACCTGATGGACAAGCCCCAGCACTCAATTCATGGATTTATTCAAACCGGTAAACTTGATTTTGGTGAAAAACTGGTTCATCCAACAGCCGCATTTCTGGAATACGAAATGTCCGGTACCGACAAGCAGCTGAATATCGCGGTCACAACAACCCAAAGCGGCAAGCCTTCTACCTATACCTATGTGCTACCAGATGAGCAAGCAGAGCATTTAACCAATGGCCGGGTGCTGTTTGGGCGCGGTTTACGTGGTCGTCATTTTGCTTTCGGGATTTCGATTGCGGCAAGATCTGCCAAGATCAATGCCTTGTCGCTTGATTTCACCAAAACAGCAAGGAGAATTTAATGAGCACCACTTCAAGTGTGGCACCTGACGGCATCATGGATGCAGCCATGACTACGGTAATGGACCAGATGGACAAGCTAGATAATGTTTCTACGCGCTACCGCAAGGAATTATCAGAAGCTCTAAGCGGCATCAAAGAAGTGACCGTTACTCAGATTGATCCACCACAACGCATGGCGATGCCTGAAACACCGGCACCGAATATTGATCTGTCCAATGCGCCAGTTTTTGAAGCAAAAGATCTGGATAAACCGCAGCTGCCAGAATTTAAAAGCATTGAAAATCTGCTGAATGAGTTAGACCTGGATGATCTGAATATGCCAGATGCACCGGTCATGCCAACCATTGAACTCCCTAGCTTGCCTGGTATTGCAAATATTGAAATGCCGGCACGTCCTGACTTCGATACCGAAATTGAAATGCCGGATGCACCTGATCTTGATTTACCAGAAATGGATCAACTCAAGACCATCGATATTCCTGAATTTGAATTTCCTGAATTGCCGGACTTTAATGGTGAGCCACCTTCCATTTCAGACATTACGGTTCCCGAGGTTTTTATCAACTGGTCTGAGCCGGAATATGAATCTGAAACACTGGAAGTCTTAGCAGAATATATCAAAGAGGGAATCCAGGAGGGCGGTACTGGTTTACCAAAAGATATTGAAGAAGCTCTATTTAACCGGGCACGTTCACGCGAAAGGCGAGAAACCACACGCGCAGTCCAAGAAGCCATGAACGACTGGTCGGCACGTAACTTCACCATGCCACCTGGCATGTTGGTGAAGCAGGTGGCCACCATTCGAGAGCAGGGTCAACTTCGGGCCAGTGAAATCAATCGGGATATTCTGGTTGAAGCATCACGTATGGAGATTGAGCAGCTACGGTTCCTGGTGCAGCAAGGCATGGCACTGGAACAGCTAACGGTTAATATCTTCAACAACGTCGCTAATCGTTTATTTGAAGTGGCCAGATATAACGCAGAAAGCCAGATGAACGTATTCAATGCGCAGATCTCTTTGTTTAATGCGCAAAATGAATCCTTCAAGGTCCTCTCTGACGTTTACCGCATCAAACTGGATGGTGCCATTGCCAAGCTCACTGCATACAAAGCTGCCATTGATGCACAAGTGGCCGTGGGCCAGATCAACGAACAGTATGTCCAGGTCTATCGTGCCAAAATGGATGCGGTACTTTCCAATGTGGAAATCTACAAGGCCATGGTTCAAGGTGCATCAGTACGTGCCGATGTAATCAAGAATCGTTTTGATGCCTATCGTGCCGACGTTCAAGCCTATAGCGAACAGATCAATGCAGAGAAGGTGAAAGTCGAAGCCTATGAAGCACAGATCCGGGGGGAATCGACCAAAGCAAGCATGTTTGATACCCAGGCACGTGCTTACGCATCCACTGTCCAGGCGGTGCAAGCCAAAGCCGATGTGAAAGGCAAACAGATCCAGTTAAAAATGGAAGCGGCCCGGGTATGGATTGACAAGTACCAGGCCGATCTGGAAGCCTATAAAGCAGAACTGCAAGCCAATCTTTCTGAGGTTCAGCAGAACACAGCGGCCTTTGGTGCGGAAGTGGAAGCCTGGAGAGCGACGGCAGGTATGGAAGTGAGCCAGGCAGAAATGCAATCACGCTATGCTGATATGAACACCCGGACCAATATTGCTTTTGCTGAAATGCAGCTCAAGGAATATGAAGCCAAAATGCAGAAGGCGATCCAGGAAGCCAATATTGCACTGGAATCTGCGAAGGCCATGGGGCAATACACTGCACAACTTGCAGCCGGTGCCATGAGTGCTGCACACGTGTCAGCCAGTATCAGTGGTAGTGGATCTGCGAGTACATCATTCTCTAACAGCCAAAGCAAAAGCGAGAGCCATAATTACAATTATTAAATCCCTCCAGAGTTATTTATATACAGAAATAGCTCTGGGTTTTAACTTTTTAAATGTCTTATATTGCTTCTATTTCACCAATAGATTCGATATTAATTAGAGATTCAGAATACAGGTCGTGTAAGTGATCATCCAAATCATCTGGATCACATTTAGCAATCTCAGAAAAGTCTACATTGCTTGTATCTATTGTAATCGACACAATTCCTGTCACTTTAATATTGATATCACTTTCAGCACGAAGAACATGATCATTCCAATCTTCAACGGAAATATTTGAAGCAAGGCTTTGACCAGAATAAAATTCGGAATAATAATCAGATTTATTAACGAAATAATCTACCAATACTTCCACTTCAAGTTCAAAGTTATATCCAATTTGATTATTGCCATAATGTATAGGATTATCTAAATCAATTCTGATATTTTCGCCATTATGATAAGAATTTATACTGGCTTCACCATCCATATCATTCGACAGGGGGATATCATAAATATTGGCATATAAAATTTTTTCACCGATTTGAGATTCAAGAAAAGATTCTATTAGACTTGTAGTTGCTTCGTATTCTTTAATAAAGTCCACTAAATTTGTGAGCCTACCTTGGAGAATAACTTTACCCCTAATAGTGTCTAGTTCTTCAAGTATTTCTTGTACTTTTTTTGAATTAATAAAATCAACAATTGTCTTGTGTATTTCAATATTAGACATGTCCTTAAACGTATTATATACCTTTGAATCTTTTGCCAAAACAGTTAAATTAGTAACTGTTTCTTTGATTTCTTTAATAGCACTACAGATAAAACTATCTGGTATATCCTCTCTATTCTTTTTCGATGTTAGGGGTGCTGTTCCATTGAAATATGCATCCCAAGCAGAAATTGCCTGAGCCTTATTTAATTCCCATATATTGCTATTTAGGCCATTTACCCAAGCATTAGAAAACCTTTCAATATCGGATAAAATCTCACTATCTATTTGCTTAACTTCTTTTTTCATACCATTAAATTTTTCATAGAGTTCGGTTGGTTTTTGAACACTATTGAATTCTTTTAAACTTTTCTGTAATGCCTTATATCTTGTTAGATAAAATTCTTTCTCTTGAGACTCAATTTCTTTTTTAACGATATAGGGAATGTGTATAGTTATTTTATTGGCATCAACGAGTCGTTGAAGTGCTTTGTAATTTGCATCATTAACAGACTTATTATTTTCAATTGCACTTGTATCGAAAGCTATATGAATCATGGATTTATTTTTAAAATTGAACACATTGCTATGCTAAAAAAATACTTGAATGAATGCAAGTTAAACCTATAGTCCTCTAGGGTTCGCCTTAAGTCTTATTGGATAGGTAATCTTTTACCAATCAAATAAGATTTAGGGCTTTTTTATGAGCTTCGGTTTAAAAAAAGGGCAGAAAAAGCCCAATCAAGAAGGTGGTAAAATTCATGGACCAGGTACAGGTACGTCTGATGATGTGCAAAAAACTGTGCCAGATGGAACTTATATCATGCCGGCAGATTCAACCGCTCAAATTGGTGAACAAAACTTAGAGCAGCTTGGCCAAGGTAAGCCACTGGATGTAAATGTCAGTAATGGCGAATTCCAAATGACACCTGAACAGGTGCATGCAGTCGGTGCACAAGCCTTGGATCAAATGAAAGATCAGACCCATACCCCGAGCGGCTTACCACAAACCATCATGGATCAACCAGGTGAAAAGCCAAAGTTGTTCTTTCGGGATGGTGGATTGGTGCAAAACCGTTATCCTTCTGCAGATGAAGTGCGTAAAGCACAGTTAGACCGACAAACACAAACAGCAGGACAAAGTCAGCAACCGCGTCTTGGCCCACAAATGCGGGATGTCACACCGGAGCAACGGCAATTACCTGCAACACGTACCCCACAACCACAAGCAAGTACACCAAGTACAGCAGCGCCAGCTTCATCAGGTGGAGGCTTTGGGATAAAAGCTGCGAATATGGCCAAAGGTTTGGGTAAATTCCACGTTGCAGGTGCAGGCCTTGGTGGTGCAGCAGCTGGTTTGAATACATCAACAGAAGATTATGCAACTCGTATGGGGTTAGATCGTAATGCAGAACGTGGGCCACTTGCAGAAGCTGCAATTCGTACGACAGGTGTGCTGACTGATGTGGGTAATGCAGCAACATTTGGATTACTGGGCAGCCGATTTGCCGACAAACAAATCAATCAAGCCCGGGCCGATGCTGATGCAAATATGGCAGACATTGCCAAAAGACGTGCAGAGCGGGATGCGACACGTGCAAAAGCAGTACCGCAACAGCAAGCAGCTGTCACACCAGCCCCATCATTTAACGACCAGATGAACGATGCCATGTATGGTACGTCAGCAGGTAATCAAGCACAACCTGGCACAGCCAATCCGTATGCAATTCAGCAGAGTGGTAACAGTTTTAGCTATGCCAATCCAGGTGCAGCAGCTCAGGCACGTGCCGCTGGTATTCCAGAATTACAAGCCAGTGGAATTCGTCGTCAGGCCCGAAATCCAGAAGGCGTTGCGAAATTTATGGCGAATACCCGGGAGATGGGACCAAGTGAACAGCAGATTCAGGCTGCGATTGGACAGCAGATGAATCCACAGGGTTTTGGATTACGCTATCCAGACCGGCCGCAAATGACAGATGAACAGGTAAATGAACGTCGTCAGCTGGTGCGTGACATTAGTGCGCCAATTAAAGGGGCACGTGGCCTAACATCAAATCAGCGTGCTCAACTGGTTGAGTTGAATCAGGGCGACCAAAACCGAGCGCTGCAGATGTATAACACTGATGCAAATAATATGACCAGTGTTCAGAACAATAGCGCCAACAATGCTGCAAGTATCTTGCAAACTGGTATGCGTGAAGATGGTCAGAACATGCGTCATGGTGCCAGCCTTGCTCAAGACGGTGAGCAATTCAATGCCAATTTTGGTTTAAAAGCACGTGAACAAAATCTGACTGAGAAGAAGGAAGGTTTTGGTATTCGTCAGGCAGAACGTGTTGAAAAACTGCATGAAATGTATGATAAAGCTCAGACCGATGAGCAGCGCCAGTCGATCCAGCAGCGTATTAACCGCTTAACTGGTGCGAAAGATCAGAATGGCCGTGATCGTTATATGGCAGTTGGTGGTGGTCAGGAATGGGATGAAAATACAAGAAGCATGATCAATCGTCCACAGCAGATTTTTGATACTCAGTCTCGTCAGTATGTCGATCTTGGTAATCCACAACAGGGACAGGGGCAGCCAGAGCAGCAGTTTGAAAACTATCAGGTTTATAAAGATGCTAATGGTCGCAGTGCTTATCTTGATCCAAATACTGGTGAATGGATGCCAATCCCTTAAATAATGAAGCCACTTTAACGGTGGCTTTTTTATTAATTACATTGCATCTGACCACCAATATCTCGGCACATACGACCATTATTATAATAAGTGCCATTATTTCCATTATAGCGGTTGCCCTGATTATCCCAACAACCAGATCCATCACAACTGGTCATATGTGTTGGCGTTGGTGCTTTTGTCTGAGGAGACATAGGTGCTGAATAGGAGTTTCTTGAGTTTGAGTTAGCAGCTGGTACATCTACACCTGACATGGCAGCTAAAGTATTGCGCTGATTAGCAGTCAATCCTTTTGAACCCTTATAAGGTGTGCTCGCTTCTTTAATAATTTTTTGACGCAAAGCTTCATCTTCTGCATTGCGTTCAGATTGCCGTGGTGTATAAGCTTGCTGCGTGGCGGCCTGATATTGACGGTTTTGTGTACTATTAGTAGAAGGCTTTGGTGTATAGGCTCGTTGTGGTGCAGGAGGTGTGCCAAGTGATCTTATGGTGTCAATTTTTTGCTGTTTTGCACCTGATGGGGGTGGCTTACTTGAATAGGTGACATTCCCCTTACTATCTACCCACTTGTAATAGTTTTTGGCTTGTACGTGTGAAAATGAAAACCCCAATATCAAACTCGTTAAAATCACTTTTTTTAACATTATGTTATCCCTCGTTTTTTGTAGATTATTAAGTACTGAAATGACTATGAATGCAATAGTTTTGTAGGGTTCGACCAGTACCAAGTGGAAGCAGCATGATTTAGGCAAACCATAGGAGCGTGTCATGCCTGATTCCAAAGTCATCAATAATCCCTTCTTAGACGAACAGAATACTACAAAAGTTAGTCAGCCCAATGGCTCTAAATTTGATCCAAGTACTGCCAAGCCTGTGGCAAATACAGCTCCGGGTTCGAACAATAAAAATACCAAGTTTGACCCAAGTACTGCCAAGGCGGTAGATAAAGGTTTTGGTGGGCATGTCCGTGACTTAGGTGCGTCCCTGATGGGTGGTCTTGCATCAGTGCCAGACGTTGCAGTCGGTGTTGCGGATCTGTATTCAGGTGGTCGTGCAGGTAGGGCTGTAGATAATCTTTCAGAAAATTTCAAATTGGGTGATGGTCGTAAGTACTGGCAGGATCAAAAAACAGATCATGCCAAAGTTCAATCACAGGAATTTTCTGATGCTGAAGGAATCATTGATAAAACCAAGGTGGCATTATCCAATCCTTCAATGATTGCCAATACAGTCGTCGAGTCTTTGCCATCTATGGCACTGGGTGGTCTGGCAGGCCGTGGTCTAAATGTAGCATCCAAAGGTCTGATTAATCCGGTTGCTGCAGGTGCTGCTGGTGAAGGTCTGGTTATGGCTGGTGCTCAGGCTGAGCAGATCCGACAAGAGACTGATGATGGTTTACTAACTGGAAAGCAAGTTGCAGCAGCAGCGGGTACTGCTGTGGCAGGTGGTTTGCTTGGTTTTCTAGGTGGTAGCGTTGCCAAAAAACTAGGTTTTGAAGATGTAGATACGCTAATGGCCCGGGGCGTTAAGCCTGAACAAATGGCGAATGAAATCTCACAAATCCCGTTCTCGAGTATTCCTAAAAGCGTCGTACTGGGTGCAATCAGTGAAGGTCTACTTGAAGAAATGCCACAGTCAGTGACTGAGCAGGTCCTTCAAAACTATGCGCTGGATAAGGATCTGTTTGAAGGTGTCGATGATGCCATCGTTATGGGCACCCTCGCAGGTATGGCCATGGGTGGTACCGTGGCAGGTGCCAGTCAAGCATCGAAGTGGGCAGGTCAGTCAAGTACTGAGAATCCAGAATCAGGTGACGAGACAGACACAATGGGCAGTGCTCCAATGCTGCCAGCACCAACGGGTGGGAATGGTGGTACAGGTTTAGGCTTTGATGGTCTGCAAGGTGAATATATTCCTGCCGGTCAGCAAGATGCAGTAGATCCAGCACAGGCGCGTCAGAACTTTGAATATGACCAGATGCCGACCGATGCAGAACGTCAAATTGAATTTGGTGGTCTGTCTCGTCAGTATGCGCCAACACCATCCGAGCAGATGGGGCTTGATCCAAATCTAGGTCCACTTTCTGCAGCAGCTGCAACAGCTGTAGACAATGGTGTATCTCAGCAGATGCAGATTGAGATGCAGGCACAAGCGGCAGCTGAAACAACTTCTAACGTTGCCGGGAAGACTGAAGACAGTAATGCACCATTACAACAGGCAGCAGATGCAGCACGTGAACTTACACCCGAACAGATCCATGGCAAACGAAATACCTATGGTCCAGAAGTTACGGATGCAATTGAACAGCTGAAACAGCGTCAGCAAGGAGAACAAAATGCACCAATCACCTTTGATGAAGGCATTCAGAATGGAACAACACAGCAAGGAAATGCACCGTTTAACAATGGAAGTCAATCAGTTTCTGAACAGCATGACACCAATGCAGCGTCTGCGGTGGGAGCAGCAACAGGAGCAGCGCAGAAGGGATTACAACCTGCGAAAGCTGATGCAGGTCAGATCGTCCCATCTAACCAAAGTCTAAATGAAATCCAAACTAGCGAAGCAAAATCCAAACTACCTGATATTCAATCCAAAGTAACCGAACTGGAAGCACGGCTTGTCACTGAAAAATCAGTACCTAAAAAAGCACAGATCCGTAAGCAAATTGCTAAATTACAGCAAGACAACCCGATTGATCAGGGTGCACATGCAGCTGCAACCAGTATTCAAAATGACTTGCCAGAACCGACCCAGGCACAGATTGAAGCCGGCAATTACAAGAAGGGGCACATTAAAGTTCATGGCTTAGATATTGCTGTGGAAAATCCGCGTGGTTCTGAGCGTCGTGGTACCGATCCTGGTGGAAAGGAATGGGCGCATGAAATGAGTGACCACTACGGCTACATTAAAAAAACAACTGGCGCAGACAATGAACACATTGATACCTATGTAGGACGTAATCCTGAATCAGATCAGGTTTTTATTGTGGATCAGATTGATCAGAAAACTGGTGGCTTTGATGAACACAAGGTAATGATGGGCTTTAATTCACAAGAAGAAGCAGTTCAGGCCTATTCATCTAACTTTGATGATGGATGGAAAGTTGGGCCAGTTCGTGCCATGAACAAGGATGAATTTAAGTCATGGTTAAAAGATGGGGATACCAACAAACCTGCAAGTGAAAGTGTAGCACCTCAGTCTAAACCCGCTCTAGATCCACAGAGTGTTCAGCGTGACTATGGTGATAGTCTAGAAAGCGTAATGTCTGATGTAGAAACACTGGCTGATGATTTTACGATTGATCTGCATAGCGTTCCCAAAAAGAGAAATGCACTCAAAAATCCAAACTATCATGCAGTACAACATGAAAATGGCCGTGTTGAAATTTTGGGAATGAAGCATCCTGCTACGGGGAAATGGGTCGGGAAAGCACCGATAGAGGACAAAGCTCCGGTGCAAGACAGCCCAGCTCCGGCACAAGCTCCGGTGCAAGAGCAAAATAAAGATATTAAATCCAACTCTCCGGAAAAACCGGATAGTTCAAAACCTGCTGCCACAAAACCAAAAGAAGTCATTCAGGACTTTGGTGAAAAAATTGGTGGTGCACGTAAAGATACTTCAGTAAAAACCGGGAAAAAACCCGTAGTAGAGAAATCTAAAGATGATCGTCCAACTTGGGCCAAGCGCTTTGAGATTTCGGAAATTGCAGCATCATCTAATCCAGCTGAAGTTGGTAAATGGACGATTTCAGATACCAAAAATAAAGACTGGAAGGGTAATAACCGTCGCTTAACTAATCAAATGTTTAATAGCCAGGAAGAAGCTGAGAAGTTTCTACCTGTTGCTGCCGTTGCAATGAAGCATCGGGTCACCACTGATACGAAAGATGGCAAGAAAGGCTACATCATTGTCCGAACCGTGTCAGACCGTAAGCATGTACAGGTTGTTCAGCAGTTGTTTGATACCCGTGATGCAGCAAATGAATATCTGGTACGTCATGCGCAGGAAATTTTAGAGACCAATACCACGTTTGGTGAACTGGATCTGCCACGTCCTGAGAATACTCAACGTACCGGTGTGGCCCGCCGTGAAGCAGATGCCAAAGATTCTGACTTTATCCGTGTCTTTGGATTCCGTGGTGTGGAATTTGGCAACTGGAACAATCAGGCAGAACGTCAGGAGTTATTGAATGATGCATTTGATGGCCTGATGGATCTGGCTGAAGTCTTGAATATCCTACCAGAAGCTCTAAGTCTAAATGGAGAACTTGCACTGGCATTTGGTGCCCGTGGCCAAGGCTTAAGTAGTGCCAAGGCACACTATGAATCTAATCGTGTCGTTATCAATTTAACTAAAATGAACGGTGCCGGATCTCTGGCACACGAATGGTGGCATGCATTCGATCATTACCTGTCACGCCAGGATGGTTCAGCCAGTTCAGCATGGATTCAGCATGAAGATGGCTCACGTAGCCTGAATGTAAAAGCGAACCCGGCAGATCGTTTTGCAAGTCATGGTTTTAAGGTAGTGAAGTCTGGTGTACGTGAAGATGTACGCAATAACTTTGAAAAACTTATGGTGACGATGTTTAAAAAGTCACAGGCTTATATTGAAGATACCCAGGCAGCAGACGAGTTTGTTGCACGTTCACGTGATGAAGTTCAGGATAAGCTAAATTCTATCCGTGAGAACCTGACCAAGCAGCTCGATCCGCAGTACTACAAACGATTTAATAAACCTGCTTCTGCAGACCAGCTGGCAGAGTTCGACACTGCAGCAGAGCTTATTATCACAGGTCAGTTACTTGAGACTGAGGCGCGTAAAAATCCGAAAAGTCGTAGCACCTTTGGTGGGTACCGCCATACCAATGATGCGCTGGACAAGATCAATGAGATTTTTAAAGCCGTCCGTGGTCGATCAGGATTTAATGCAGACTTTAAGGGAGTGCTGGACTATCTTCGTGGCAGCATGAGCCGCTATATGGGTCGTCTTAAAATGCTGTCTGATGCACAGCAAAGCACCACCAAGTACAAGTCAGTACCGACTGAATTTGCCATGAATGCCAAAGAGCTGGATCAAGGTCGAGGTAGTGACTACTGGACGACTCCACATGAGATGTCAGCACGTGCATTCCAGGGGTATGTAGAAGATAAGATCGCTGCCAAGAATGCCCGTAGTCCTTTCCTGAATTATGGTCCTGAAAATGTGGGCATCCTTACACCTTATGGCGTAAAGCGACCTTTCCCATCTGGTGAGGAACGTGTTGCAATCAATCAGGCTTTTGATGATCTGATCGGCGGGTTGCAGACGGAGAAGACTGATACCGGTACACGTCTTTATAGTCGTGCTCAAGATAATGTGCAGTCTGGCCAAACACCAGAACAAGTGCGTGAAGCTCTGGTGAAACGCTTCGGTGAAAAGACCATTTCTAGCCTAGAGCGTCGTGGCTTGCTCGATATTATCAGCACTGTAGATGAACCAGGTGTAGAAGGCTTTTATCAGAATGGCCGTGTCACTTTGGTTGCAAGCAACCTGAATGAAACCAGCATCATCCCAACCTTCATGCATGAGCTGGGTGGGCATGGCGGCTTCCAGAATGTCATGAGTGAAGAAAAATATGCCGACCTTATGGGTATATTCAACGATATGGTACAGCGTAAACATCCGCTTGCACTAGAAGCCAAACGTCTTGCCGAACGGGAAACTGATGCCAAAACACAGCAGCTGGAATACCTACCTTATCTTTTAACCCTGGCTTCGACTCAGCAGGAAATGAATGCCCTACAAAAAAGTGCAATCAAGCGTTTTATTGATAAGGTCGTGAGTGCTGTGAAGGCATGGGCCTTTGATCGCTTGGGTATCAATTTAAACCTGAATGAAAACGATATGGTGGCTTTGGCCAACCGCATGATCCAGCAGCAGATTGCCGAACCGACTTCTGTAGAAAATGTGCGTGCTCAACTTCAGGGCACAGATCAATGGATGAAGGCACCGAATGGCCAGCCAACCAATTTGACTGAACAACAGTGGTTGCAGGTACGGACACCAGAATTTAAACAATGGTTTGGTGACTGGGAAAATAGCCCTGAGACTGCCTCTAAAGTGGTCGATGAGAATGGCGAACCTCAAGTGGTTTACCACGGCACATCTTCTCAATTCACCCGCTTTAAACTTGGAGGTGGTTTACTGGGTCGTGGCGTGTATCTCACCGATCGTTATGAAGAAGCGCAAAATTATGCCGGCAGTCGTTCTCAAGATAGTGAAGGGACAGTGATGCCACTGTTTGCCAATATCCCAGAGATGTTTGATAGCAATTCCAAGACTACACGTGAGCAGATTGTTGGTGCTATGCAAGACGGTTTCAATGGAATTCGGCACCAGTTCAACAATATGGATTACCTGGTCGCATTTAACCCGGAACAGGTCAAATCAGCCGTTGGAAATACCGGACTCTTTAGCAGCCAGGATACTGATATTCGATTTAGCCGGCAGGCCAATGCTCAGCAGATTGTTCAGAATCTAGTCGGCAATATGAATAAGCAGGGTCGTAATAAACTTAAAACCGAAGCAGGGTATAAAGCCACACATGCATTGCAGTATGTATTAGGTGCACTGGGCCGTCGTCAGTTGACAGAGTTGTATCAAAAGCTATTACCACAATTAAAACCATATAACGATATGGTGGCGATGATGGATGCTGATCAGAACGAAGTGGCTGCAATGTCAGATGAACTGGCACGTCGTTGGGCTGACTTAAAAGATGAAAAAGAGTTGGCCAATGTAATGCATGATGCAACCTTGGCCAAGATCGATCCGGCCAAGCCATATCAGCCAGGTGACAATGTTGCAGAATATGCCAAGCTAAAAAAACAGTTTGATGCATTATCTGATGATGCGAAAAAGGTTTATCGAGAAGCACGTGATGCCTATAAAAAGCATCACCGTGATGTGCGCCAGGCAATTCAGGATCGTATTCTGCGCTCAAGTATGAGTAATCAGAAGAAGACTGAACTACTGCAGCAGATGGATGCCAATTTCTTTGGTTATACGCAGGGCGTGTACTTCCCATTACAGCGTTTTGGTAAATATGTGGTAGTGGCGAAGAATAATAAAGGCGAAGTGCTGAGTGTTAGTCGTGCTGAAACTTTGTCCGAGGCTCATAAATTACGTGAAGTTTTATTGACAGAATATCCAGGCAGTAATGTGCTTGAACCAAAACTTGATAAAGAATTTAATGCAGCCCTAGACGGCGTTGGACGTGGTTTCATGACTACTTTGTTTAATGAGCTGGGTAGCTTGGGATTGAATGCAAAACGTCAGACAGAGCTAGAAGATATTTTAGGGCAGTTATACCTAAAGTCATTGCCGGATTTATCTTATGCAAAACACTCAATTCACCGTAAAGGTACTGCAGGTTTTAGCCAGGATGCTCGTCGTGCCTTTGCGCAGAATATGTTCCATGGTGGCAGTTATCTGGCCAAGCTGCGTTATAAAGACCAACTTGAAGAAATGCTGGACGGAATGCAAAAGCATGCTAATGATGAATTTAATGCTGGTAAAGGTTATGACCAACGTGTAGCACAACAAGTCATTGATGAGATGAATAAGCGTCACAAGAATATGATGGAGGCGAATTCACACCCATTATCTACGGCTTTAACCAGTTTAGGTTTCTTATATTACCTAGGTCTATCACCAGCATCGGCAGCAGTAAACACCTTGCAAACAGTATTGGTGGCCTATCCTCAGATGGGTGCCAAGTGGGGATATGATAAGGCAGGGGCAGCACTGGCACAGGCATCAAATGATTTCCGTAAAGGTGTATCGATCAAAGGGATCAATCCAAAGAACTGGGAAAATGATATTGCCAAGATTCTGAAAGGCGATGAGCTTAAGGCTTATGAAGAAGCTGTGCGTCGTGGTGTGATCGATGTGACAATGGCACATGACCTAGCTGGTATTGCCCAAGGTGAAGATAGTGGTGTGATGTGGAAACTACGTCCGATTATGCGGGTCGCAAGTACTTTATTCCATAATGCTGAACGTTTTAACCGCGAAGTGACCTTTATTGCAGCGTACCGGTTGGCGCGTGATAGTGGCTCAATGCACGAACAGGCTTTTGAGCAGGCCATGGATTCTACCTATAAGGGTCACTTCGATTATTCTTCGGGCAATCGTCCACGAATCATGCAGGGTAATATTGCCAAGGTGATTTTGCTGTTCAAACAGTTTGGTCAGAACATGATTTACACTTTGGCACGTACCGCTCACCAGTCGCTTAAAGGTGAAACTCCTGAAGCACGTCGTGAAGCACAGCGTGCATTGGCCGGCATTATTGGAATGCATACTGTATTTGCCGGGGTAATGGGCTTGCCGTTGGTTGGGCCGATTCTGGCTATGGCTTCAATGCTTGGAAGTGATGACGATGAGCCATGGGATGCGGAAGCTGCATTGCGTAATGCCTTAGCAGATGCACTGGGTACCAAGACTTCAGAAGTTCTCATGAAAGGTGCTTCACGATTTGGCCCAGCTGACTTGTCTGGCCGTGTTGGTATTAATAATTTGTTGCTACCAGATGTACAGGATGGCCTGGAAGGTAAAGACTTTAGTGATGCCATGGTGATGAGTGCATTAGGCCCAGTGGTAGGGATTCTCACCAATACCTTTAAAGGCTTGGCTGAAATAGGGCAAGGACACGGCATGCGAGGGGTGGAAAACATGTCACCGGTATTCTTGCGCTCTCCATTGCGATCTATTCGATATGCGACCGAAGGTGCTCAGGATAAAACCGGAGTCATGATTAAGGATGACGTGGGTATGTTCAGCCTTGCAGCACAGGCAGTTGGTTTTAGCCCAAGTGAAGTGCGTTTGGCCACCGAAGGACGTAGTGCAATTTATTCGCATACCAAGCGCCTGGATAAGCGTCGTACAGAATTAATGAATGATTATGTTCGTGCGGTTCAGCGTGATGATATGGATGGTCAACAAGAAATCTGGGCAGAGATTCAAACCTTCAACCAGAAGAACCCTTCACGCCGGATCAGTAGAGTCCAGGCGATGCAAAGTTTACGTCAGCGTGAAAAACGTGTGAAGCAAGCAGAGCATGGTATTTATCTGCCAAACAAGAAACGTGAGGATGCAGATATAGGGCGTTTCGCGTTTGATGAGTAAAATAAAAGCTACCTACGGGTAGCTATTTATTAGAAAAATAGAAAGTATAAAAAAATACTAATGAAAGGTTTAAGTAAAGAAGATAGAATTACCAATATATTATGTTTATTTACTTTTATTAAGGAAAGTATGTATATGTTGGAGGGTAAAATGCATATTGAACTTGAAGACTTTACTATAGAGGATGCTCGGGAAGTCGTTCTTATTCGGGGTGGCTCAGCATACTCTCGCCGAGTTACACAATTGATTCTACCACTTGTTGAAGATCATGTAGAAATTGGTGATTCAGTATCTATTGGGCGTACTTTACACAAAGGACAAGTGCTTTCTGGTAGTACTGCAAGACGTGGAATGGTATCTCGTCCTGTAACAATTATTGGTACTGAGGCTTTACGTACTTTTGCTTTTGATATTGAAAATGTAAATGAAGCATTTGATAAGGCGATGAAAAAGCATGTCAGAACAGCGTGATCCAAATTTAAGTTGGGTTTATCAAGAACTAACAAAAGATGATGATGGCAACTTTAATTTAGTAAATAATATTGCCTATATTTTATATAAACAAAGAAAAATTGAATTTTATCAATCTCATAGTGGTAATCCTACTATTGAACAATTAAGAACTTTTCAAGAATCTTTTATGCTCCCAGGAATAATTAAGGGGTTAAGGGATGAGTCAGAATCTATCGTAAAAGATATTTTAAATGCAAGTCTAGCCAACAAAGTTCGTGAAGTTGAAATCCGACTTTCTACTACTCTAGAGGCTGACATGAAGGCTGAACTAATTACAGTCAAAACTCAGTTAAGTAGTAGCCATACCCAGTTAGAAACATTATTGAAGACAGCTGATCAAATCCGTGGTACAAATCACAGCACTTTAAATGGCAAACTTGATAACTTGTCTAATCATGATTGGAAATGGTGGGTGGCTGAAATAGGGAAAGGGGTACTAATCACAATTGCTAGTACAATTTTATTATGGCTAATTTTTGTTGCTGTGACTTCTGGAAAAGAGAAGCAAGATAATATTCAAAATGACTATTTGCCACAAAACTCCTCTTCTAAAACAAACCCACCTTAGAGTGGGTTGATTAATTATGCGTTATCAAAAAGTTCGTAGATGAGTTTTATTTAATCTTCATTTCGCCATTAACCCAGACTTCTTGATATTCATCTGAATCGATTTTTTTCTTCAATGTAATGGCTTTATCCTTCACATCAGACCAGTTCATGTTGTTGCGTGCCCAGTCGGTAATTTCATAGTCATCATCTAAAAATAACGGGATGGTATCTTCACGCAGGCTTTCACCCATATCGTCATTGAATTCATTCTTGTAGTGTTCAGCACGATCACGCGCAATGACTTCCACTGGTACGGCATAGGTCAGACCGTCTGGCATATCAAGAAAGATTTTTTTGTCAAAAAGCGGTGTTTCGATAATTTCAACAACATCATCTAAGCCATTTTGATATTCATTGTGCTCGTTTTCTTTTTCCCACTGGTCGCAGGCAGCATCTTCATTTTCAGCTTCGATAATCTGGCTTTTTTCTTCATGGTGCAAGGTATCACCCTCATGATCCACAACACGTTCCATCCAGGTCAGTTTAAATTTCTTCATTTAATGTGCTCTATAAGTTCTGTACTTACAGGCTAGTCACTGCTTTTACGTCTTGCTGTGTGTTTTTTAGGCTAAATGCTCCTGTGTAGGGTTCGCGTAACTATCTGTAAAAAGTGAATGATGAATCAATAGAACAGAATTTGTATTGAGAGCGTTATGCAAGAGAACACCATCCCCTGGATCATCAAGATCGTACCCGCAGTTGTTGGTGCAATCTTGGCGCTGGTTCTAAGTGGTGACATTGATAAAGACGGAAAGATAGAAGTCTCACTGAATGTCATCGTCAAATTTATGGCCAGTGTAACTGTCAGTTTGTATGGTGGCTCGGCTTTCATTGAATACTTCGACTTACTCCACGTATCCACAATGTACCAAGGCGCAATCATGCTGTTCTTTGCAGTATTTGGCTTACTTGGTATCGGCATTGTTTACCAGTCTGTTGCGTTACTGCAGGGGAAGCCTATGTCCGAAGTACTGCATGAAGTTAAAGCGGCATTTTTAGCGATTTGGGGGAATGGGAAGAAATGACAAAACAATCACCTGAATTGGCCTGGATGGTAGAAGCCTATAAACACAATGGCCTAAAAGAAGATACAAGTAAGACCCGTCATAACCCGACCATCATTAACTGGCTAAAAGAGCTTAAAGCCTGGTGGTCAGAAGATGAAACACCATGGTGTGGTGTATTTACTGCGATCTGTTTAAAGCGTGCGGGTGTGCCTTATCCATCAGCATGGTATCGGGCTTTAGCCTATCGTGATGAAAAGCGAAAACTAGCTAAACCAGCCTATGGCTGTATCGCTACAAAAACACGCTCAGGCGGTGGTCATGTGTTCTTTGTTGTGGGTATTACACCTGCAGGTAAGATCGTCGGCTACGGTGGCAATCAGAACAATATGGTCTGTTATGCAACTTTTGATCCAAAGGATCTTGAGTATTACTGGTATGGCAAAACCACTCGTCCAGCTGCCATTCGCTATCAATTACCAATTATCAAAAACGTATCTGCAACAAAAGTGACGGAGGCCTAAATGATGTTGGATGCCTTTTTAGCCCAGTTCTACAAGGCTGTGATTGTGGTGCTGCTGGCCTTACTTGCACTGGCAGTTGCCTTTGGTGCATGGAAGCACTTTGCACTTGAGCGTAGTGAGTCACAGCGTGAAGCTGATATTGCAAAAGCAATTAAACCTTATGAGGATGCGATTGATCAGGCTCAAAAAGAAAAAGCTACCGTCATGCAAACATGGTCAGCAAAAATAATAGAGGTCGAACAGAATGCGATTAAAAAAATACAAGATGCGAATGCTGCCGCTCGTAGTGCTGATCTGGCTGTTAGTGGGCTGTCAAAGCAACTCGGCGAAGCCAACAAACGTTTGTCCACAGCCTCCAAAGAAACCATCATTGAGTACACCTTTACCAACTCAGAGTTACTCGAAGCTTGCACAGCAGAATATAGAGGCATGGCAGAAAAAGCAGATGGACACGCAATTGATGTTGATCGATTAAGTGAAGCATGGCCGGAAGAAAAAGCCCTCAATTGAGGGCTTTAGGCATTATCTGAGCTCTTACATTATTTTATAGATGAGTTTCCATTATTGTTAAGTTCTTTTCTATATTGGATGCTAATCAATTTTTCGCCAGTTTTTATAGCCATGTCTAAGATTGTTAATCCAGCTTTATAGGCTTCTACACTAGAATGTACTTTATTATTAAAAACTCCTTCAGGTTTTAAATCTTGTACTAGGCTAGCTATTAATGCATAAAATAACACGACATCTTTAGCAATATTTTTATTAAGCAACTGTATTTTATCAAGATTATTGTAGTAAACAGGACAGTAGTTATCCTGAATATTCATTGATAAAAGGTAAGGAGTATCGGTTAAGCTATTCAAAGAAGATCCAAAAATCCCATCTTCTAAAAATTTCCTATAGTTTCTGACTTCAATTAAGTTTAATAGAGCATAAATTTCCGCTAGGATTGCCTGCTGGAAAGCTATAGCGTGATTTCTAGCCGCAAGCCAATCAAAGAAATATTTGCCAACTAAACCAAATGCAGCAAGAAGTAAGGCATATCCTAATTTATCATCCATAATAATTCCCTTTTTACTACTTCCATCCATCTACCGTATTGGCTCAATCTTGCACGATTCTAATATCATGTTGCATAGCCATTTAATACCAATAACGATATATATTGAAATTTATGCTCAGTGTTCAAATCGCATAGTTAGTTTAGTGACTTACGAAATATTTTTATATCTTCAAATGATTGTTCTATAGCACTGTTAAGTTGCTCAAGGAAAATATTATCTACTGATGGGTTTATGCTAGATCTATAAGCATTAGCAAAATTACTGCTTATATATAAACATTTTTGCAAATGACGTATGGATTCTTCTGAATTAATGCCTTTATCTATCTCTTTCCTATGCATTTTGACCTGTACAAAGCTAGCCTGCAAACCCTTTATATATCTTTCTAATTTCTCATATGAGTCTTCTCCAGATATCTTTTTTTGAAATATGTGTGACTGTATTTGCTCATCATAAATATAAATTTTTAGATTACAAACCCTAATATTTTCTAAAGTCTGGAAAATGTCAGTAAATTCAGGTATCTCAAAAATTTCTATATCGTTATTCTGGTAATCTTCATAAGCTAAAAATAACTTATATAAGTAAGAAAAAACTATGGGATCATTACGAACTTTATCAATTTGTTTTGATAATTTGGATAGCTCATCTATAATATTTATTATTTGTTCAAGCCGTGCATTATATTTGATTTGATTTTTCCAGCTATCTAACAATATGAATGCTGCAATTGGAGTAAATATTGTTGCTGACCAACCCAGTAACCCCATAATTGAATTTACTTTATCCACTCCAGGCTCAGGTATTACAACCAGTATATAAATTAAAAAACAAATACCAATAAGTAAGAAATAAGCTAATATAAGTTTTCCTACCAATTTTATTTTTTTATCCATAAAATTTAATTCACCGTTCCAAGTACTGGTACCATTCTAGGCCCATACTTTCGAGCTTTGCTCACAATTTCTACCAGTTCATCGTAAGTCAGATTAAATGAATCCGAACTATCGAAAACATAGATTACATTCTTATCTTTAAGCTCTTCAGGTTTCTCTGGAATAAAGCGGGCAGGGATAAGCTTCAGAGTGAGTTGTTCATCTGTTAAGGCCTTTGGTAAATTACTTAGGTCCAATTTTTTAGTCTGCATTTTATTTCCCCCATTTATCAACTATGTCAGCCCAGTCTTGTAGCATCTTCCGGCGTTGGTTAATGTATTTAGCGTGATTGTATGATGCTCTTACTTTGTTCTGTTCGGCATGAGCAAGTTGCTTTTCAATCCAGTCATCATCGAAATCAAGCTCATTTAAAATAGTACTTGCAGTTGCTCGAAAGTCGTGTGATGTCGTATTTTTAAGCCCTATTTTCCTTAGAGCGCTATTCAATGTAGCACTTCCGATTGTGGTTGCGCTACTGTATGCGCTTGCAAATACATACTCTTTGTTGCCTGTTTCAGTATGTTGAGATTTGAGTACATTGAACAGTTGATCAGACATGGGGACCAGATGGATCCTATTCTTTTTCATGGTCCTTTCCTGAGAGTTACTTCGTGTTGAAATCGGGAAGGTAATAATTCTTTCTTCAAAATCGACATACTCCCATTTCATACGTCTGATCTCGATTGAGCGTAGCATTGTATAAGCTAAAGTGAGTAGGGCATTCTTAACTGTTGCTGTGCCATGATAACTCTCAATCCCCCTTCTAAATTGAACCTGCTGCTCTTTTGATAGGGGTTGGGCGTGTTCAACATCTGGACGATTGATGGAACCACGTACTGCATAAGTCGGATCATTCTCAGCTCTTAGAGTAGCGATCGCATATCGCATAACAGCACCAATAATTTTAATATTATTTGCTGCAGTAACTTCACCAGTTCCTCTAGCACCTGTTGTCCGGACCCGGGTAATCGTCGATTTTGCAATATACAAAACTTCTGCAGCAGTCACGTCAGCAACACTCTTGGCTCCAATTACCGGATAAATATCTGTATCAAGCGACCATCTTATTTTTCCAACATACTTTTCCGACCTGTTTTTTAAAATCTCGGCAATATACTCCTCGGCAACGGCTTTAAATGTATTTGCATTTTTTACACTTTGTGTGACTTTTTCTTCTCTGCGGGCTATAGCGGGGTTTTTACCTTCACTGAGTAGAGCCTTTGCTTCATCACGATTCTTTCTTGCCTCTGCTAGACTTACCCGTGGATATTCCCCTAAACTTAACATTGAGGCCTTGTTTTCAAATCGATATCGATAGCGCCACAGTTTTGTACCGGTGGGTCTAACTTCAATGCAAAGCCCGTTATGATCAGCAATGCGATATGCTTTATCTCTTGGTTTAAGGCTCTTAATTTTGGTGTCGGTGAGCAT